GATTTAGGAACATCGCACCAGTCGCCCAGTTCGCACCCGTAGCCCAGTTTGCACCTGTAGCCCAGTTTGCACCCGTCGCCCAGTTCGCACCTGTTGCCCAGTTTGCACCCGTCGCCCAGTTTGCACCCGTCGCCCAGTTCGCACCTGTAGCCCAGTTTGCACCCGTCGCCCAGTTTGATATTGCGCGCCTCAAATTCGGAGGCTAATTCAGAAAGTTCATTGTACTGAAAGGGTGTCCAGCCTTTGTCTGAAACCCAGAGATAAAGTGTTTTCATGGTGGGTATGTTTTGTGTTTAAAGTCCGTGGTTGTTAGCCCATATCACGAGTTCGGCAAGCGTTGTCGCCCCTGTGCGACGCATAGCGTTTCGTTTGTGTGTTTCGACCGTCAACTGGGAGAGTGACAGTATTTCGGCAATCCGTTCAGTCTTATATCCCTCTTTATAGAGGCGGACAATCTCTTTCTCCCGCATTGTCAGGTTAGTATTAAACTCTGGGTTACAGATTACTTTATAGTATTTGCACTCCCCCACCAGCGGACAAGCAACATTCTCGAAGTTGAACCGGCCGAACTCGTCCATATCGGGTATTTTATCATACATCCCGAAGTTGCAGCGGATGAATCGGTGGGCACACCTGTATTTGAAGTAAGGGGCGTTCGCTTTACTCTTGTTGTAAATCTCCGACAACGCCTTGAATGCCTTGGGGTAATCCAGCTCAATGACCGAGAACAAAGCATCCGTAAGCTCTTTATCTTCTTCCATGTAGGTGCGCACTCCCTTTTCATCGCGGATCTGCACCTCTCCTTCGGGTGAGTTAAAAAACTCTACGTTATTTAACCTTTGCATGGGTACCTTTGTATGGATAATCTTCTGGGAATAATGCGTCGCCGGGTAACCTATTTTCAGAGAATTTATATACACAGAATGCTATGTTATCCCTGTCTGACTTGTCAGGACGGGTGCGTCCGTGCGCCCAGCGCCATATTGTTGTCTTGTCCTTTCCTGTCACAAGCCGAATTTCTGCCCACAACTTACTTTTGCGAGTCTTCCCAAGTGTAGAAACATATTCTTGGAACGGCAACTTTATAGCGCGCTGATTTGCAGTATTCATATTCATATTATTTGTCCAGTATTGCCATGATCCGCTCAATGCAGGCGGCCTGCTCCTCGAGTAGTGCCGTCAAGCGGTCAGTCGATTGAATTACTTCGTTCATATTGCATCGTGCTTTAGTCACCATAGTACATTCCTCGGACACCATAGAAACCTGTCGGCACTTTCAGCAGTTCGGGGCGGTACTCCGTGGCCTTCGGCTGCTCCGTCGGGCGGTTCTCGATCTTCGCGGTCAGCATCGCCAACTTCTCGTTGCGCCAAGCCTTGCGCAGGCACTCCCCGAAACTCTTGCCCGGCTGTACCTTTTTAAGATACCAGGCGTTCTTCATGATCTTCGATTTGTCGTAAGTTGCTTTCATCGCGTTGTCCGTTTTTATTACCTTATTCAAGGTAAGTCTTCAAATTATCCGACTTTTACCTTGGCGTTGTCCCTTATAAACTGTATATTTGCCTTAATTGAAATTAATTTGCAAGTAATTTGATGATTAATTTATGAGTTTCGGAGAAAGATTGCGGCAAGTAATTGAAGAAAAAGGCATTACACCTTATGAACTTTCCGCTAAGACCAATGTATCTCAGGCGACATTAAGCCGTATTTTCGCAAATTCAACAACAAAGCCCAGTATTAAGACTGTGGAAGTGATTGCAGATTACTTGCAAATATCGCGTGACTGGCTGCTTACGGGCAATGGTGATATGCGCGCTAAATCGAAATCCGATGCGTCACTATCCAACCTTTTAGAGCTAATTTCCAGTCAGCAGGAGACTATCCGCCTTCAAGCCGAAACCATAAAAAACCTGACATCAAAGAACCAATAAATAAGGTAGGAGTAAAACCGAGCTATAAGCGGAGGGTATATGCGCTCGCAATGGGAATAAAGGGGGCTCAAAGCGAGCAAGGGCGCAAGCTCTGATGTTTAACCCTTAAACATTTTGCATCATGCCAAAAATCCGCATCCGGGTTAGGACGCAGGTGCGCACGACCGTCCGAACGACGGTTAAGCCCATCAGCAAATAACTCTGAGAGGGCGGGCGTATCCCGCCCTCTCTAAATTTTACTCCCTACCTTATTTCAAAGAACCAATACCTTCAAAAAGGTACAATCGTCAAATATTCAGTCCCCACGCTTGCGTTTTTCATCTTAAATCGTATATTTGTATCAGCTTTGTGGGTTTCACATTGCAAATATACTAAACTATTTGAGTATATACCAAAATAATGAAGTATTTTTCAATCAAATAATATTATATAATTACAGAATATTATAAGTACAAACTCTTCATGGCTGATAAACTGATAGATAAGGCCGTAGAATTACTACGAAGCACACAAGACACTCCGTATAAGATCGCCAAAGCGACTGGATTGTCACAAACAATTATCGGCAAATGGAAGAAAGGAGAAGGCAAGCCGAGTAGAGCAAATGCCAGATATATACTCCAATATTTTGGCATATCCAATATGGAAGACCAACCTGTCAGCCAAGGAGGCGAAGACGTCACGCCACCGAAAACTGAACTAAATAACCCAAAAACTATGGAGAGATTCTTAGATTCACTACTCCGGCAAAACGAGGAGTTGATTCGGCAAAACGGGGCTTTAATTGACCTGTACCGAGAAGAGAGAGCGAAAAGCAAGGGCGATGTCGCCCAAAAAAAAGAGGCATAGCGGTATTCTAATTAGCCTTATGCCATCTTCATTAGAGCGGAAGCAATATGATAAAATAGAACCACCCAAAATAAGCTCCATATAATCGAGCTACACATTTAAAGGAGATTACGGTCTCCTTTAAAAATGACCGGGGCGCCCGCAGGCCAAAACATAAAAACTTCGGTTTATTTCAATAGCACAAATATTTTTTTACTCTTTTCTTACCAACTCATTTCGATAGGGGTAAATTCATAAACTCATGAAAAAGTTATTACACTTCTTACTATTCATTGTTGGACTAACATTATGCGCCTGCACATCAGAAAGCAATAATGATGATGGCTTTGATCCACTAAGTGGCTACAACAAGAAATTCGATTTTTCCAATGTTGACACGGTAGGACTTCGTATTACAGAGTGTTGGGGAGATGACAGCAACGATTTCGTGGCCTCCCCCTCATATCGGGAATGGTGGGGTAAAGATTATGTTGTAATATTGGGCAAGCGAAATAACACATATGCATGGCTTGGAGTATTCGATTACTTTACTCGTAAATGCATATATGATTACACAGACTGGGGAAAACCAGTCGGATATACAGAATATGGGGAGGAATATAAATATGATGTTACAGAGATCTGGCCAACTCAATTAACATTCGGGGATAATTACTTCACAGCCGCAATAAGATACAGCGATTGGGAAAATAATAGAACTCGAATTGACTTTGTTGTATATACATCGGATAATAACACAATCAGGAGGACGGTATTAGAAGAAATGCGCAGTTCGGCTGCGGTAGGTCATCATAACTTTGGAAATTTGTATAGGGACTTTCCGTTCTTTTATTTATACCTCAGATTCTTCTCTCCAGACTCGCAGCAGCAAACCGTATGGTTTTATAATTCGAGCATTAATGAAATAAATACATTTACGTTCAATTCCTTACCTAATAAATCGACGGCAGCTATAATAGATGCAGCTTTCGCCAATGCAGATTATACGCAATCTCGCATCCTCATAAACCCTAATGATGTAGAATCCTGGCTCGCGTATACAAGTCCAGATCAATCAATCAAATTAGTGGCTTACGATCATGGCGAACTATCCGACGTTCAGGAAGTAGCGATTTTCGATGAATATACGGGCTCCTATGACCAAGCGCCACGGTATGCAGTTGAATACTTAGAACAGGAAGCCGATAGCCATTTATTAAAAGTAACCCGCACTGAATATAACGGGACGCGGGAATCCAAGAAGGTGCATATATACATTTACGATAATGAATACAATATAAAAATAGAGTAACTACATGATTCATAAAGAGGATATTTCGTTTACAAACGAAATTTTGTCGAGTATAAACGACCCGCGTAAATCATTACTTATCGTTGATGTTTACCGATTAGCTCAGAACGAAGCACAGGCTGATAGAGTAATGAATACGTTGGTCGAATATGAGGCCACTCGCAAATCTAATTTGGCATTAGAAAAAACGTGCAACACAGCAGTATTAATTGATAATGGTGGTGCTGAATATATATTTGCCCAACAACAGGAGCGCGAAATAACCCTTCGACAAGAGCGTGAATTTAGGGAATTGTCAATACAAGAAATAAAACGCAATAGACGGTGGGCGTGGGCAGCTTTTTTAGTTTCGCTTGTAAGTATAGGAATATCTATCATTTCGCTATGCGTTAAATAGCAATAAAAAAGTGACACAAAATCTGAGTCGTTCACGTAACGGTTTTTTGTACCTTTAGAACAATAAACACCACCAAAGTAAGTTTTCCCTATGAGGAAAACACAAACTTTTAGAACAATCCATCCAAAGATAAAAGCCTCAAAAATTAGGGGCGGAATCCATTGTTATTAAAATGCCTGCTCCCACCTTTGCCCTGAGAGATTGTTTTTCATGGCAGAAGGGAAGCTGACGATAAAGCAGGAGAAGTTCTGCAACAAGTACCTCGAGTGCGGCAACGCATCCGAGGCGTATCGTTTTGCGTATGACTGTTCCAGAATGACAGATAATGTGATATCTGTCAAGGCATCTCAATTGCTTTCTAACGGTAAGGTTACGGTAAGGGTAAAACAACTTCAAGCCCAATTAGCCGAAAAAGAACTTATCACCAAAGAGGAGCTAATCCGGCTTAATGTATCCATCATTAATGCCGACGTACTCGACTTTGTCGATGCCGACATGGTTGATATGAAAACCGAATATGGCGTACGGCAGGTTCCCTCAATTTCTTTCCAAGACCTAAAATCTCTTCCGCCTGAAAAACGGCGTTTAATCCAGTCCATAAAGATTGACCGTTCAGGTAGCCCCGTCGTGGAATTGATGGACAAAAGCAAGGCGATAGAAACCATCAACCGCATGCTCGGATACAATGCCCCGGAGAAAACTGCCAACACTGACACTAAAGGTAATGACCTTCCGCAGCCGACATTCAACACAGATCGTTTCTTTCAATTAATACAAATGAGCAGGAGCGATGACTGATTATTCCAGTGTAGGTGACTTCTTGTTGAAGGAAGGGTGTTTGGCATTTACGTCCGTAATGTTCGAGGCTGTGAACAAACAACCTTTTCGGATTGCGCCCCATCATCGAATAATATGCCATAAACTCGACCAAGTACTCCGTGGAGAACACCCGACTAATAGGCTCATGTTTAACATTCCTCCGCGACATTCTAAAACAGAGTTAGCCGTCGTGTCTTTCTCTGCGATAGGATTTGCCATCAATCCGCGTTCCGAGTTCATGCATCTTTCGAGTAGCGATCAACTTACTACCCGGAATGTTACGAACATACGAAGGATCATGGAGGATCCCAATTACCGCGCATTCTTCCCAAATGTCGAACTGTCCAACAATGCCAAAGGAAGTATATCCACCTCAAGCGGGGGTGTAATGTATGCGGCTCCCTTTATGGGTCAAATAACAGGGTTTGGATGCGGTAAACTGGGAGCACAAGAATTCAGCGGTGCAATGAGTATTGACGACCCGATGAAGGCTCAGGATAGCTACTCCAGTACTACCAAAGAGCGTATTGGCGAACTGTGGACTTCTACATTCAAGAACCGTCTTAATGACGTTCGTACCCCGGTCATTGTAACAGCTCAAAGGCTCGCTCCAGATGATTTTTGCGGATACTTATTGCAGCTTGAAGGCACGATAGAGGAAGGTGGAGAATGGGATGTTGTCAAATTCCCCGCAATCTTAGATGCAGGGCTACCTACCGAACGTGCACTTTGGGAGGATCGATTCGCGCTTGATAAATTAAAGCGATACCAAGAAGCGGATCCCTTCATATTTGAGACCCAGTACATGCAGAATCCCAAGCCTCTTGAGGGATTAATGTATCGTGAATTCCGAACATACGACGTTATCCCCTACTCCAAAGATTGCACGCATAAGAATTACACCGATACAGCAGATACGGGAAGCGACTATCTATGTTCGATATGTTACGACGAATTACCCGAGGGAAATTATGTGACCGATGTGCTCTACACAAAAAAGCCCATGGAGTATACCGAACCCAAGACGGCCGAAATGCTTGCAAGGAACAGGACGGAATGGGCTAATATTGAAAGCAATAACGGAGGGCGGGGCTTTGCGCGCAATGTAGAACGCATCCTTCGCCAGATGAACATTACCCACACAACGGTTAGTTGCTTTTGCCAGACCGATAATAAGCAGGTGCGCATATTTACCAAGTCGGCAGACGTCAACAACATGACATTTTTCCCGACAAATTGGGACAAAAGGTGGCCGGAATTCTATCAGGCCATTATGGGATACATGAAAGAAGGGGGCAATGCGCATGACGATGCCCCCGATGCGCTGACCGGATGCTTTGAAAAGCGCAGCACACCGATACAAGACGATGATTTAAGTGATATTAATATTTGGTAAACAATGAACTTTTTAGATCGCCTTTTTACATTTTTCCAAAATAAAACGCTCAATGCATTAGGTGTTGAGCGGGATTTAATGGAGCTTATCAAGGCAAAAGACATCAGCCGGGCTATGTCTTTGATGGAAGATCATGATGTCGAAGTGTCCAAGGCCCTGTGCGAATACAATCCAAAATCCCACGCCGTAATGGGGCGTCGAGACAAAACGAGGAAGGGACAGGAAGATTACCGCACGGAGAAATTGCCCCGCACTCGTCAACGCTATATAAATGAGGTGGAATTGTTCTTCCTGCTTGGAAATCCGATAAAATGGAAGGTATCCGACGAATCCGGTGATGCCGATGCATTTTCGGCTTACAAACAATTCCTTCGAGAAATACGATTCGACAGTAAGATGCGACAGGCTAAACGGCTGGCCGGAGCCGAAACCCAAAGTGCAAAGCTGTATCACATTTACAGGGACGAGGCAACGGGGCTTCCTTGGGTGAAAATAGTTGTGCTGTCGAAGTCTAACGGATATACCTTGCGCCCCATGTTCGACCAATATGGTAACCTCCTCGCATTTGGATGTGGGTATTATTTGAAGGAGGGCGCCGGAACAGTAGAGCATTTCGACATTCATACACCCACTTTTATATTCCGGGGCAGAAAAGCCAAAATAGGTTGGGATGTGACCCCAGTGCTTAATCCAACTGGTAAAATTAACATCATTTATTACAAGCAAAATACGGCATGGGATGGATTGCAGCCCCGAATTGATCGGGAAGAAAGTATTGACTCAAAAACCGCAGACACCAACAATTACTTTGCGGATCCAATGTTCATTGCCACCGCAGAGGTTATCAAAAGTCTTCCCAAAGCTGATTCCCCCGGAAAGGGGATCAAGCTGTCAAGCAAAGATGATCGGTTTGAATACCTTAATCCACCTATGTCGTCTGAAACGAGGCAACAGGAAAAGTCGGATTTAAAAGAATCTATACTTTTCGATACTTTCACTCCGGAGTTCACTCCAGAGAAAATGGTCGGATTGGGGACTTTGTCCGGTGAAGCCATTAAGCGCGCAATGGTTCTCGGATATATCAAGCGTGATAATCGAAAAGAGATATATGACGAACTCGTCGACCGGGAAAAGAATCTCATTTTGGCGATTATGATGAATGTAACTCATATCCATATGAGAGACAAACTCGCCACCCTCAAGATCGAGCATGAATTTTCGGAGCCCTTCAACGAAGACATTACTGCAAGGTGGCAATCCATAGGGAAAGCCTATGCAGATGGAGTGCTTTCACTTGAGGAATCTGTAAAATTAATGGGTGTTGCAGATAATTACCAAGAGGAAATCGAAAGAATTAGGCAAATGAAAGAAGCCTCTGCCACAAGCATTTACCAGGATGCAAAAACAAACCTTTCGACCAAAAAAGACGAGAATTCAAGCATCAACACCTCGGCTGAATAAAACTTTTAGGACAATGAAGGCTATTATACATCAATTTGATCCGCAAATTTATCCTCGGTTAATTTGGGTGGTGATAGGTGAAAAAAGCGCATCTGCAATAAGCGATAGGTTTGAAAATATAACAGATATGGACGACACATCTGCGGCGGATACGCAGAGTACATACGACATCACAAATAAAAGGGGTGGAGTTCTTATCAGGTTCGCCACAAAGGCGAACGCTCAAAATATCCAGTACGTTTGCCACGAATCTACACATGCGGCTATGGAGATATTCGATTATATCGGTGGACGCATTGATTGCAGTAACCAAGAGCCATTCTGTTATTTGGTCGGCTGGATATCTGAATGCATAAAAGAGGCTTTGAATTACCGTACAAAAAAAGTATAAATTTCCGTCCTGCCCATTGTTATTAAAATGCCCGTCGAAATCTTTGCAACAGAGATTAATTAAAATAATATGAAAGAAAAACTTTTAGCACTGCTCCAAACCAAATTTGCAGGGGTGGACAATGCGATCCTCGACCGAATCGCAACGAAGAAGTCAGAGAATGTAACGGACGAAGCGCAATTACCTACCATAGCAGAGGGGATTGGCTTTCAGGACGTGTTAACCAGCTACGGCGACTACCGTGCAGGGGATGCGCAGCAGACCGCAGTCAAGAACTACGAGAAGCGGCATAACCTCAAAGACGGGAAGCCTATCGAGCAACCTGCCACAGGGGAGCGGCAGGCGAATACTACTCCCAGTAGCGAAGAGCCCGAATGGTTCAAAGCCTACAAACGCCAGCAGGAAGAGCGTGAAAATGCTGTAAAAGCAAAGTACGATGCCTTGGAAGCAGCGCGTGTAAAGGCCGAACGGGATTCATTGCTGCGCACAGCGGCCAAGGCGGCAAATATCAACGAATCGGCATTGGATGATATCCTAAACCTCGCATCTGCAATGAGCGAGGAAAATCCGGACGAAGCGAAGCTCAAAGAGAAGTTCGCAGCACTCCAGACGCGATTCGTTGCCGCAGGGCTTGAGGGGCAGGAAACGGCATTCCCCTTCTCCACATCTGAGGCTCAAAGCAAAGAGGAGGCCAAAATGTGGGCTGAAAATCTGCCGGATGCAAAATAAAAACAACAACAAACATGGCTATTAAATTCGAAAAGACACAAGTTAAGGGCGGGTTCCCGGTATTCTGGCGCGGAGAGCGCGAAGTGCTGCCGGGTGATTTCGCCGTGAAGGGCACCTATCCGGAAGGCACGATACTCAAAGAGGGAACGCCTATCAAACTCGATTTCGAGAACATGGAGTGCACCATCTGCAAATCGGCACGAATCGTAGAGGGCGGTACCACAACCAAACCGCGTGTCATCAAGGGCTCTATGTTCCAGATCAACGATGCCGTCAAAGTAGGCGATTCCTCCGGCACCATCAAGAGCATTAGCACCGCCAACGAATCATACGACGAAATCACATTAAGCGCAGCAATGACAGAAGCAGTAGCAGGCGCTGATCTGCTCGGAGGGGATGAAATTCCGGACGCCGTCATCGAAACGACAAAGGAATACACCAAGGCCAATGGATTTCCGACTGTCTCGGCAGCTTATGGGGCGCGAATCCTCAAGGATGTAGCATACCCCATCCCCGAGACTTGGCTGCAAGGCTACAGTATGAAAAACAACCCTGAAATCAAGTACATCAGACAGTAAAAGACAGGTAAACAATGAGCGAAGTATATTATTCTTCTATTTTCAGCGAGCTGACCAAGCAGGTGCAAGCTCGCATCGACGCAGCATCTGAACTGCGCAAGCGCTTGTTCGACCAAAATGTCTACGAGCGTTTTTTGGAGTGGGATACTCCCACGGTAGGGTTCAATTTCGAAGAGATCATCGGATCGTATAATCTGGGCGTAGCAGCTGCCACCTTGGATTCGAAAGGCAAGGAACCCATTATGGGAACTGAAGGCCTGGCTACAATAGCCAAGAAAGTCCTCATTCACCAAATGACCCTACCGATGCCCATTGAAGACTATCGGAAGGTACTTCAGCTGCTGGATTCACGCATGATCTCAGATCAGGCAAAGAAACAGCAGCTCGTAAACCTCATGTGGGGCGGCGTTGAACGGGTCGTGGAATCCGTACAGGCCAAAATAGACATCATCTTCCTGGGTGCCCTCTCGAACAAAGGGGTATTTTCATTCACTCAGGAAAACAACCCCGAAGGAGGTGTGCGAGGCAATATCGACTATGGCATGCCGCAAGAAAACATCGCCACAGCAGATACACAGTGGACGGAGGGCAACATCGACACGGTCGATGTATTCGAGGATATCCAAGGCGTTGTCGATGCAGCTCAGGAGAAGGTGACCTTCGACCGCATCCTTCTGGATCAAAAGCGGCTTTCGTACATCCTGCGCAGCAAGAAGATGAAGCAGGTTATTTTCGGCACGGACAAATCATCGTCGCCACTTCTGCTGGCCAACCTAAACGAGTTTATGCGATCGAACGGGTTGCCCGTATTCGAGGTGATCCGACGGATGACGCGCATTCAGGACAATGGCAAGATCCGCGAATACAAACCGTGGAATGACAAGAGCCTCGTATTCGTGCCGGAGGGTCGTCTCGGCGTCATCAAAAACGCTTACGCGGATAACGAACTTCGCCCCGAGCCGGGAGTTGCCTACTCCAACTACGGACGCATCCGCATCTCGCAGTGGGGCAAAGGCGAGACGGACAACTCGAACGGCGTGGAGTTTACGAAAGCACAATCTATTTCGCTGCCCGTCATTACCGAGATCAACGGTATTTACTCGCTGAGTGTAGAATCGTAGAAGTGCATGACGGTAGCAGAATGCATACATCAGGAGTTCAGCATGGTCGGAACCATCTCCGACTATGGTGTTCGCCGCTTCGCCAGGGAATGGGGATACGATCCCAACTCCCTGGCGGGTAGCGACCATCAGCAACAACTAATCGCCAAGCGCGTATCTGAGTTCATCGACAGCCTGATAATGCACCCTCTGTCGGTAAGCGAAAACGGGCATTCGGCGTCCTGGTCTGAAAGCGCCATGAAGCAACGGGCACAACTGATGCTTCGGCAATATGGCATCACGCCCGGCGAAGAATTGAGCAGCTCTATTGGCCTGTCCTCGATAAAGGATGCTTCGAACTTGTGGTAATATGTATTTCGCGCCCCACATACTCTATTTGAGGATCGATCCTCCCAAACAATACGACGAACTGGGACGTCCGATAGCTATGTCCGAAAATGATGCATGGCAGGAAATAGGTGATTGTCGTTGCGACGACGACACAACCGTCCGCCTTGTATCAGAGAACGGGGAGGTGCGCCAATCGAAATACCACATCGTCTACGAAGGGAGAGGAGTACCCAAAGGAGGGTACGTGAAATGCATTGACAAGGCGACCGGCACAGTACGGGGCGAAGGCTCTGTGGCAATAGCCAAGGTAAACAACTATTTCAACGCTTCAGACCTTTGGATATGATTACAACGGGAGACGCGCGCAACATACTGTTCTCGGCGTGTAAGGGGGTTGGGATAAAGGACATGCACACTTCATGGGCTATCCCCGAGGGGAAAGTCAATAGAGAGCGTATCGTCGTCATCACACCACCCGAGCAGACGTCGGACACGTATTGGGAAAATTGCTTTGTTGCTGTAAACCTGTGCGTCCCGGACATCAAGGGAGAAGCGAACCTAAAACGGCTGGACGAACTCGAACGGGCAGCCAAGGCGAGATTCAAAGAATGGACATACGGTACTTATGACGGATCCGCATACAGGTACAGGTATGAGAATATCGGCCGCGAAGAAGATGTGAACCTCGGATGCCACTATATCTACATCAGAGTACTATTCAGAGTATTAAACATTAAAAACAACTAAAACAATGGCAAAAGTAATAGCAGTAGGAATCAAGAAGCTGTATTATGCAGACCCCGCGAAGGTCACAGGAGATCTTACGGGTACCCTTCTGGCAACCATCATTAAAGATGTCAGCACGAAACAGGTGGAGAACATCCACCAAGACACATGGAGCATCGAAGAGGAGGAGCCGTCTACGACGGAGTACAGGAATCAACTCACCAATGGCGTATATCGCCAAGACACCGAAATGGGTAACATTCAGATGTCGTTTACCATCGGGCAATACGACTATGAAACCAAGGCGGCTTTCATGGGCGGCACGGGGTCGGAGACGTCATGGAAACGTGCGAGAGGCGTCACGCGCATTGAAAAATGCATGATCGCCCTGACGGAAGACAACCAGTATTGCGTCTTTCCGAAGGCCTCGGTTATCGCCCGTAACACCAATAATGAGGGAGCCGTAGGTATCGGTGTAGCAGCTGCTGCCCTGGAACCAGACAACACGGCGGTCTCGTCGGAATATTGGTTCGATTCTTCGGAGGTGAACGTCGAATAAGAACCTCCAAGCCATCAGCAGTCCAGGGGTGGGAGGCGTGTGCCCCTCACCCCTATTTCTTAAAATCAATCTTATGAAATTGGAGTTTATCAGTATCCGCATCGCATCGAAGGGATACACTGTATACAAGATGTCCCCCATGACGGCAACGCGCATCATGACAGTGCGGGATGTCAACAAAGATCCGGACGAGAGTAAGGCATGTATATCGGCGATGGCGCATAGTATAGCCTTGGCGGTTGTCGGCAGCCGCAACATATTCGCGGGTGTCAGGGTGTGGTTTTTACGCCGCAGATTCATGAAGCGGGGCACATTCAACGAGTTGTTCGACTGTTACCAGAAAATACTGCTGATGATACCCCTTGAGGATATTGCCTCGGTTGCAGCCGTAATGGAGGGATTGTCCACAACAATATCCAAAGACCATGAGTAAATCGGCGGATATTGTCGCCAGGTCATTGTTGAATACGCATCATGCGTCGGTAAAGCTCGGGGTGCTGACATTCCGGGTATACCAGCCGTTCGTGAAAGATTTGGCAAGGGCATTCGCCGGAGGGAAAATAGACGTTTCGATCTCCGGAAGGCAAAAATATTCCATGGAAACAATATCCAGGCTGCTTTTCCGGCACTCATGGTGCCAGAAACTATTCCTGTGGTACGCCAAGCGGTATGCCACCTGTGAAGAGATTTCCGCCGCGACCATGAAAATAGCCGACATCGTATCGGGCAAAGACTTGTTCGATTCGGTGAAGATCGACAAAACACGCCGGAAAACAGTATCTGAAACCGTCGGGAATAATACGATAACGGGCATTATCGCAACGATGATGGATCAATTGAACATCTCCTACAACGAAGCCTTCCAGGGCATAAACTACCCTACCATGCTCCTCATGATGACCGACAAGGTGCGCACACTCGTAGGGGACGAGGAAAAAATAGTGCAGGGATCGGGCGCCGATATGGCCCGAAGAAGAAGCAATAAGAAAAGAGGCAATAAAGAGCAGCAATGAGCGCATTATCATTCAAAATAAACGCGGAAACCGATAAACTCAAGAGTTTTATTACCATGCTTGAGCGGTTGCGGCATGTACTGGCCGAAATCCCGGACAGTACAAAGGAATTCGACGTCATAAACCGTAAAATTGGCGAGATGGAGGCGCGTGTCGAGCAGACAATGCGCAAGATCGCCCAGATGGAGCAGCAGGCAATGGATGCGGCGTCCAAGGCTGCCGCATCGGCCACGACCGGAACTGCTGGCGACGGTTCTACGGCAGGAACAGCGGCTACCCAGGCCGAAACTGCGGCATACCATGACCTGCTTGGTGAGCTGAAAGCCGCTAACGACGAAAAAATAAAGGCAATAGCCCAAATTAGGCTATATTCAAATGAGATCGCACGATTAAAAGCGGATGTCACCGCGCTCAATAAGGAAGAGCAGCAGAACGGGCAATTGTCTGCAAAGAAAAGGGCGCAAGTATTGGGCGCTGCCGTATCTATCGAGGAATACAAGCAGGAAATATCCCAATTGAGGCGGGAGCTTGCCAACCAAATCAAATTGGAGCAGACTGCCATCGGCTCAATCAACGAAATGTCCCAGGCGCTTACCCGTATGCGTGCGGTGTATAAAAATATGAGCGCCGCGGATCGTGAGGGGGCGCAAGGGCAAACGATGCTTAAAAACATCGAATCGCTCGACACGAAGATCAAAGAACTGGATGCGTCGATGGGCGTCCATACTCGCAATGTCGGCAATTATGCCTCGGGATTCAATATGCTGGGATTCCAAATTCAGCAAGTAGCCCGCGAGTTGCCGTCACTGGCATATGGCCCGCAAATATTCTTTGCCGCCATATCCAACAACCTGCCGATGCTGGCCGATGAAATAGCACGGGCGAAGAAATCGGTTGATGAATTGAAGAAAGCCGGGCAAACCTTCACGCCCGTATGGAAACAGATTGCATCGTCGATCTTCTCCTGGCAAACCCTGCTTGTGGCCGGCGTAACCGTGCTTACCCTTTACGGCAAGGAGATAACCAACTGGGTAGCGTCGCTGTTCAAAGGTAAAACGACGATAGACGCCTCTGCCGCTGCACTCGAACGCTTTAATTCCGCTATGGCTCAAGGTTCGGTGTCGGCTCAATCCGAATTAACCAAATTGAACCTGCTGTATAGGGCTGCGACAGACCTTTCCAGGCCCTATGAAGAAAGAGCCGAAGCGGTCAAAAAACTGCAAGACATATACCCCGCTTACTTCGGCAATATGGCTGCGGAACAGGTTATGGTCGGGAATGCTGTCGGTGCTTATGAAAACCTGCGCGACGCAATTATCGAGGTCGCAGAGGCGAAAGCTGCCCAAGAACTTATTACAGAGGACAAAAAGAGTATAGCACGCATCAAAAAAACAGGGAATGCCTATACCAATTATTCTAATGCACTGAAAGAGTACAGAAAAGAATATGATAAGGCAATACAGACATACATGGATTTGGGTCAGGGTGGCCAAAGCGCTATTTGGGGTGCTAAAACTTTTGCAAAGGCTAAAACAAACATAACCCAATTCCGGAAAGAATTTATTAGCGCACTATCGAAGCTTGGTGAGGAAGGGAATACTATATGGAAGCGCATTAATGAAGATTATGAAGGTGATGTAGATGCATTTATCACGGCAATAAATGTCGGCATCGAAAAATTGACCCCCGCAGCAGAAAAATTATACACGACCCTAACGCCGGATGAACTTAACGCAAAGGCGGAAAAAGCCCGCCAAGAGGCAAAAAGCGCAGCAAAAAAAGCCGCATCCGATCAAGAGCGCAATCTAAAGGAGCTCACCAAGCAATTGCAAAAGCTCCGGGATGATGCATTGCAGGCCGAAGTAGATTCTATGAAGGAGGGCACGGCCAAGAAACTCGCGCAAATAGACCTTGACTACCAGAAACGCGCCCGTGCCATACAAGAAGCCGAAAAAAAGCTACTTGAGTTACAAGAAAAGGAAATTGATGCCCAATATAAAAATGACACTTCGTCTGAACGATTCCTCGCCGGACAGCAGATGATTGCGCAGTACAAAGGGAATGTAAATCATTTGGCGCGCCCACTTGTTGAAGCGGCGGAATTGGTAAAAAAAGGCTGGGAAGATGCCGGAGAGGGTATTGCCACCGTTTTCAGCAGCCAATATGGTATTTTGGATGCCAAGGGAAAGGTGACTGAGATTTTAGTCACCCCAATCCTGCCTAATGGGGACATTTTGTCTCCACAGGAATTGGAAGATTATATATACACTCAACTCGAAGGGGCACAAAACATTCTTGCCGCAGACACCAAAGGTTTAGTTATCGCCACCAATGTAGCTGCCGATGGGTCTGCTGGCGAAAAATATCATGAACTTCAAGAGGTATATTATGCTGACAATATCAAAGCGGCAGAAGGTGTTAGAATATACACGGAAGCCTTGAAAGAGGCAAATGAAGAACAGCGGAATAAAGAACGTGGAACCGCTTTATTGGTGGGGCAAATTGGTCATGCCGAACTTTCAGCGCAATTCGACGAAGAAATTCAATCTTGGGATGAATATCTGCAAAAATATGGAACCTTCCGGGAAAAACTACAAGCTACAAAAGACATTTACGACCGTAAGATCGAAAATGCTGGCAGCATTGGAGAGCGGAAGGCACTTGAAGCCGAGCGAGATGCAGCAGTAGCAGAAATTGAAGTACAAGCCGGGCAATGGGTACGAGAATTGACAGGCAAGACCATGGATGAATTATCCGCCCTGAAAGCAGAGCTGGAGGCATCGCTACAAGCACTGGAATCCGAATATAATGCCCTCGATTCATCAGATAGTGCCCAAGGACAGAAATTGCGCGGTGAGATCAATCAGACGCAAGCAAAAATTAATGCAGTAGATAAAGCTGCTTCGAGTACAAAATTAGCCCCCAAAGATAATGCGATCAAGAAATGGCAGCGATTAGAGAGGACACTCGGTGATATTGCAGATGGATTCGAGGGTATTGGTGATGCCGTTGGGGGCACTACTGGCGAAGTCATTAGTGCGGCGGGCGAAATTGCAACTAATGCAGCCAGTATGATTAGCAGCATTGTTACTCTTACTGAATCGTCGGCGGCAGCTATTACAACGACATCAACAACCGCCACCAGTGCGATCAAAGCTGTTGAGCGAGCATCCGTTATTCTTGCTATCATTCAAGCGGTATTGACAATAGCAACTAAAATAGCCAGCCTATTTAATAATGATGATGAAAAACAAGCGGAAATAGACCGACTGCAAGGTAGAATTGAGCAACTGCAATGGGAATTGGATAATGCCAATGCAATTCGGCTCCAAGAAAATTCTTTTAATGCTATTCAGAAGGTAAAAGACGCTTATAATGATGCGACGAAAGCGATATTGAGCGCATACGGAAAACTAAGCCCCTTCGGGGAAGCCATCGTTAAGCGAATCAACGCGGCTAAAATAGAAGAAAAGGCAATCAAAAGTATAGCAGATGCCTATTCAAACCTTAAATATACAGACAGCAATCTTCTGGGGGAAAATAAGTTTAGTGGTACCCGAGATAAACTTAACAATCTTGCAGAACAGCAGTTGTTGCTTCAAAAGCAGATTAATGCAGAGAAAGACAAGAAAAAAACGGACAAATCAAAGATAAAAGAATGGGAACGTCAAATTCAAGAACTTGGAGAAGAAGCTGCTGAAGTAATAAATGAGGTTGTAGAAACTATTATCGGCGGCACGGCAGAAGATATTGCAAAAGAACTTGGCGATGCCTTCATAGAAGCGTTTTTAGAAGGTGAGGACGCCGCTAAGGCCTGGGGTGAAAAGGTAGACGAAATTGTTGCTGACATCATGAAACAAATGTTAGTCAGCAAATTTGTTGAAGAACGTATCGGAGATATTTTTGACCAGTATAAATCCAAATGGTTCAAGGATGGAGTTTTTGTCGGGATTGACGGTGTGATTGATTCCATGGGAAACTTTGCCGACGATCTCAACAAAGTTGGAGAGGAATTTCAAGCTATTTGGGACAGCCTTCCCGCTGAAACAAAAGAATTACTTGGGAATGCTGGCGCAGCTCGTCAGGAAGCCACGGAAAGAGGCTTTCAAACAATGTCGCAAGATACGGGTGATGAATTAAACGGTCGTTTCACCGACATTCAAGGCAAAATAACCGACATCCGCGGCTATGTAATGGCGCAGACGCAATCAATAATCGGTCTTTTGACATCTATGGCCAATATTGAAACAGCCATGTACGCAAGCGTACAGGTAAATAATGAGCTGCTCCGATATGCTGTGATGACCTACATGGAAATTGTGGAAATAAACGGCAATACAGCAGCCATGAGAGTTGCCTTACAAGGCATCCAAGAAGATATTGCGGCGATTAAACGTAACACGAGTGAATTGTAACCATGAAGATTGAAAAAGACATATCAGACCTAAGCAAGTTCATCGACGGCATTCAAGGTGAGGTCGTGGATTTCATGGATGAGAAGGCGCGAGAGGCCGTAAAACTCCAACAGGTCGAAGCCAATTATCGGAACCATACATGGAATCTTCGCAGTTCCCTCGGATATGTTGTAACCTACGACGGCAAGGAGAAGCGGCGGTACATAAGCGGAATGAATTACGGTGATGAAGCTGCTGAGGCGATCAAAAAGTGGCTCGATGAAGTCAACAAGTCGGGAACCAGCATTGTATTTGCCGATGGCATGTTTTACGCTTCTTTCGTCAGCTCAAAAGGCTACGATGTCCTGGACACCGCACAATCTTATTTAGTCAAAGCATTAAACGGAAGAGAATGAAAAGGGATTTACTCATAAACGGCTACGATGCCTATGCAATGGGTATCGCAATGGGATCGGGTTTCATTGCAAGTCTAAGAGCACCGGCAAGCCTCAAAGATTTTGTAGAGAATGACGACCCAAAAAAGGACGGCAAGCAGGTAATTTACCCCGAAGAACCGAAAGTTGCCGCCCGCGATCTGACGCTGACATTCGTGATCTTCGGCGATACGCTCACAGAGCACACGTTGAACTACAACAGTTTTATAGAACTACTAAAAAGAGGCAAAATGGACATCAGCGTACCTTTAATATCTGCGGATATTTACCACTTGACTTACATAGGTAATTCCGGCAGCTACATGATGTCCGCAGACCTTACCACCTCACAACTGACAGTAAAATTCAATGAACCCAACCCAGCAAACAGGGTCGCAAAAACAGAAAATATATGACAACCCAACACAATAAGAGTGTAGATGCCATACGGGCGATGGCACTACAAACGGGCGCTTGTAAAAAGATAAACCGCGTCCAAGACTTCCCCGAGCTAATCAAACTGATGTTTACCCCACAAGGGATCGAGTTCTGCCAGGATCACAACTTCCCCGCAGTCGAAGTGTTCAGGGAAAACCGAAGCAATCTTCAAGGATTGGAAGTATATGTCGACGCTGGCGACATCACGCTAAAGGGCAAAGAATATGTATGCCTGGTCGGTGATACGAAGGCCACTATCGAGGCTTCCGGGGCTAAATTCACACATACAATCATATTGATGCACGGCGCACGAGCCCAGATCAATGCAAAAGACTACGCCGTGTTGAATATCGTAAATATCAGCGGGGAGTATTCGGTAAAAAAAGAGGAGACGGCGATTGTGCTGTAAAAAAATGTGTTGATATTATAAAGAAACTGCCAAAAAATATTTGTTTGGCAGTTTCTTTATAATATTATTCTTTTTTCATTAAAACATCAACTTAAAGATCATCTAATGAAACTCGCTCTGTTTCTGATTTATTAATCGCAGCATTAATTTCATCTTCATAAGAAAATATTATTTGACACATTGGCGTCATTTGTATGGCAATTTTCCCATCTGGCACATCCCAAAATGTAAAATATGTGCATTTTTCATTCGCTAAAGCAGTCATTTCATATCCATCTCCTTCATAATATGGCTTGGTAAAATAATGATAATCCCCGGCTGTATTCCCATATTTTTTACTCAGTAATTCCTTATATTTATTATAATCGAATTCAATAGTATTCCATGATTTATATTGAGTGTCTATAGTAATTCCAACTTTCCATACAGTATTTGTCACAGGCGTAACCAATAAATAAATATAACAACTTTTACCAACGAAATAACCTTTTAAAACTCTTGTTCCTTTTGGTAATGTTGATTCGCTTATATATCCTTTTTTCTCAAGTGCTAAAGCAAATTTATCAACATTACCATCAATAGCAATTCCTTGAAATTTCAAATGTTCATTTTGCGCCTGAATAGTTAGACAAGTACAAAGTAATACAAGCAAAGAAAACATTTTTTTCATTGATTCGTATATTAATTGGTTAGTAACCCAAATTTACAATTTCAAATTGGAATATCCAAAAAAGCGAGGAGTGATTTTCGCCACCCCTCACCTCATGTTTTAATTTATGTTACCTCTCCTTTGTCGCACGTTATGCGCGTATTTGTGCCAAATCGCGGCCTATCTGCCGCAAGGCATCTAATATTTCCTCCGTGCGTTTCTCAGATGGTTTTTTGGTGCCGTAAATATATTTCGACAACAAACTTTTGTGAATACCTATCGTGCGGGCAATCTCCGACACATTCAACTGCGGGAACCGACGGAATACATCCCCTATCACATTATTTGTGTCCGGTTCATCCGTGGCGTAGAAACTCGACAGGTGTATATCTTCGTCGATCTCCTCCCAGCGGATAGCATCCCCAAACTTGTTTATTTTCCACGCCTCGCGCTGGTCGTCGGTAGCTTCTTTGAGTATGGGGAAATACTCCAGCGGGCGGCTGTATGTTTTGCCGTCATTAGTGGCTATGTATATTCGGCCACCCTCGAACCAAACTTTTGTAATCTTCGCCATAATCATAATGTTTTGTACTTTGCAGTTTATTCCTCTTCTCCGAAATACTCGTGCCACTTGGCGATGATCTCCGCCTCATACAACTCGATCACTTCGAGCGCGCGGCGCATATCGTTCGCTTTTATCCCCCGGTTGTACTTTATTTCTCGTGTAGCGATTTCTACCTTTGCGTCGTTGTCGCCGTACTCGATATGAACATGTATTGGCAAATGTTCGTCAGAGTAGAAATAAAATCGCAATCCAAAAAGGTTTAAAATTGTAGGCATCGTTATTCGTTTTTATCTACTGCAAATATAAGTCCAAAAATTTAGACCCACAAATAAAAGCGTGAAAGTAACCCCCGTATACCACTATTTCCACACCACGTTGGGGGCGCCTCGCAGAAATGCGGGGCGTTTTTATGTGGTGCCACATGCAATATAAACAGCACGAAGTGCGTTTTCGTATATAAATTGGGCTATTGTAAAAAATATTGCGTAATTTTGCAATGTGGCACATATTTTTATATATTTGTATAATATAAGGAGGTTCGGCTATGGCGACACCGGTTTTTAATTCTGAAAAATCTTTACAGGCTGTCCTGTATATTGCGAACAGGGTGGAGCGTAAAGATTTCCATAAAATTTTTAAAGTGCTCTACTTTGCAGATCGGGAGCACTTGATAAAGTATGGCCGTCCGATTACTGGTGACACCTATATTGCGATGAAAGACGGGCCGGTTCCGTCAAAGATTGATGATATATTCAAAGCTGTACGCGGAGATAGCTATTTTGCCAAGTATGCAGATATAGCGAAGTTTTCTGAATTATTCAGTGTCCACGATTGGTATTTTATTTTACCAAAAAAAGAAGCTAATTTATATTATCTTTCAAAGACAGACATTGCCGAACTTGATGATTCAATAGCCAAATATGGCTCAATGGCATGGGAAGAATTGCGTGAAAAATCGCATGATTACGCATGGCATGCCACTGCAAAAGATCGTCCGATTGCCGTTGCTGATATTATGCGAGAAGATGGGGCTGATGAAGAATTTATCAACCATGTTACTTCATTAATGGACTTCCAAAAGGCTTGTTTGTAATATGGATATTTCCCCATTGGCCCGTGCTGTTATAAAAAGAGGTACTATACTCCATTCTGATGAATTCGACTACGTTGATCATGGAAAGATGTTTGTTGTAATGGGAGAGGATGACACGCAATTATACGGCTTCTTTTTTATAAATTCCGACATAAATCCTAAAATTTGGAAAGACGAGAAAGCATTGAGTATGCAAATGCAACTCAAGAAGAGCAACTATCCTGATATACTCAAATACGATTCGTTTCTCGGCTGCCAATCCCTACTCCATATTTCGAAATCTGAACTTATAAATCAATTTTCGGACGGCAGAGCGCAATATATCGGTGATTTAGTAGAAGATGATATTAATATGGCGCTCGAAGCGGTTCGACGGTCTGATTTGTATTCTGACTACGAGAAAGATACATTCTTTAAATAAATTGTGATGGACATGGGTGTAGACGCCTAAAATAATGGATCATTTTGTTATAGACGTACGGGTCTATCCGTATAATGTGTAAATTGAAACATCTGTATAGAGCCCTAAATAGTTATTTTAGGGCTCAATTTTATTTTACGATTAATTTTAAGTCCCAGAATATATGTTCGGGCAGGGAGAAATCCCTGCTTTTTTATTGATATTTTTACAGCTCCCCATTGTTATTAAAATGCACAGTCACACATTTGCACAGAGGCTTGAGGAATCGCCGAGCCCTTGATGCAAATGATTATTTACTCTCCGACAGGAACAGAAATATTGGACGCGCCAGTCACCAAAGAGGCTATCATCAAATATGTCCTCATGGGAGACTACTATATCGAGCTGCCCTTTAATCTCCTTGAACCAACGACATTTGCTCGTGGTTCCTACATCACATATAAAGGCCGCAAGTTCGAGATTATGTCCACGGTGCGCCCGGAGTTCAACAATAAGACCGGCGGCTATAAATATACGCTCAAATTCGAGGCTCAGCAAAACCACATGAAGCGTTTCGTGTGCTTCTGGCTGGGTGGGGACAATCCCGAAGCCGTATTTCACAACACCACAGACCTCGAATCCTTCGCGGCGTTGATCGTCGCCAACATGAACAAGCAGCTCGGAGGCGAAAACTGGCAGGTAGGCACAATCACCGTTGACAATCCTAAAGCTACGAAGCTTGTATCGTTCAATGGCGATAAGTGCTGGGACATCCTCAATACGATTGCCGAGACCTTTGAGACGGAATGGTGGACAGAGGAAAACGGCGACCTCATATCGTTATGCTTTGGCAAACTGGACTTCGGATCTCCCGAAGAGTTCAGACAGGGGAATGTAGTGAAAAACATTCCCGCAAAGAAAGGGGATGATTCGAGCTACGGCACCCGGTTCTACGTCTTTGGCTCTACTCGCAATCTTACAAGCGACTATGGGCAAGCTCCGCAAGGAGGTGAAACGAATCATGTATCTGAAATTCGGCTTCGCCTGCCGGACGGACAGCGGTATATCGACGCAATACCTGGTCTTTCGGGAAGCGACATTGTGGAGCAGGTCGTGTTCTTCGATGACATATACCCCAAGAATACGGAGACTGTCACCAGCATTGAGACCGTAGACCGGGAGATCATCGAAGGGCAAACGGATAAGGCGTATGTCATGTACTGCAAAGACACGCCGTTCCGGCCTTCGGACATGATTAAAGGCGAAACCCTAGGTGCTACCTTCACGAGCGGCAGTCTTATGGGGCGGGATTTTGAGCTAAGTATAAACTACAAACCAGAGACGTGGAAACCGGAGGATGGATTTGATAAGAAGTTCGAGATCATCGCGCAAGTAGAATCATCCGGTGAAAGCCAACTTATCATCCCCAACGAAAGCCTGCATCCCGAGCCTGGAGATACGTTTGTTATCACGGGCGTAAAACTACCTAAAGAAAGGATCGAGGAGGCTGAAAAGGAGCTTCTGAAGGCCGGAGAATCATATGCTGCGAAACACAGCAGCGACACGGACGTATACGACTGCGAAACTAATCCCGTATACTGCCAAGAAAACAAGAAGAATTACGATGCCGGGCAAGCGGTTCGCCTTGTGGATCCACGCTTCGGAGAAAGCGGCCGATTATCGCGCATCCAGGGATACGAAAAAAAACTATATAACGAATATATCGCCACATATACGGTAGGCGACAATACGGCATATTCTCGTATCGGCAACATAGAATCGGAGGTGAAGGCAAACCTGTACGCACAGCGCATAGGCGTTACCGAATCGGGAGCCTCAATCTACCTTATCACCCGCTACGATTCCACTGCCGCCGCAGACTACAATGCCTATTCCGCCAAGCGTGCACTATGGGAATTCGCCAACAAACAGTTCCCGGACACATTCAAAGGTAAAATGACCTTTGACGACGGTGCCCAGTTCGGGGGGTTCGCATCCGGCATGACTGGCTTTGGCGGCATAATCGACAAGAAAGGGAACGCAGAGATGCAGAGCCTGAAACTTCGGGGATTCCTGGAGGTGCCGGAACTCCGCTACAACCGTGTCGAAATATCCATGGGCGATACGTGGTATGCTCCAAGTGCCGGGATCATCGAAAGCGTCGACACCACGGCCCAAACCATCACCCTCAAGCTCGAAGAAGGCGAAATCGGAAGTCCTCGGGTCGGGGATATATGTATGGGCATCTTCCACAATTTGAACACTTCGGAGAATGCAACCGCGGATTATGACGACGGACGTGGCAACAGGCGCTTTGCCGGGTTCGCCACCTGCTATTTCCGCATCACCGAGGAGCTGGACACTACAACTTACAAGACCTTCAAGTATCAACTACGCCCGGTATCGGGAGCTTACCCCACCCAATATCATCCGGCGGCGTCGATGACCTTCGTGGGCTATGGCTCCTTCTCGAATGAGGATCGGCAGACCTCCCGCTATGAAACCCGGACATACCAGCGTTATTTAACGGGAGTTTCCGATTGGGAGTTCACTGCGTCCAATATCGCCGCGCAATATGGCGACCTGTCAAACCTGTCCGTATTCGGGATAGAGATGAGGGGGTATTCGGCATACCTGAACAACATCTATATGTCGGGCGTCATCCAGCAATTCACGCCCGGCGGCGAAGAGGTGCCCACGATCATAGACCGCGGAGTGTGGAGCGCCACGGAAACATACAACCGCAACGACGACGTATATTGGAACAACGGGCACTGGCGCTGTCTGGTCGACGGCACAAAGACCGAGCCCGGCAAGGATGCCGAGGAGTGGGTATACTTAGGCGGATACGGGGTGCTCGAAACAATCAGCATATTCAAAAAGTCCGAGAACGAACCGGCGAAACCTACGGAGCTTAAAATACCGCCCGAAGGCTGGACTACGGAGACGCTCCCGATGTCGGATCAACGTCCTACATGGATGTGTACCGGCACCGTTGTCGACGGAGAAGTTAAATCATGGTCTGCTCCTCAGCGCGTATCGGGCGAACCGGGATCCGATGGGAAGGATGGTAAGGATTACGAGTGGATCTTCGCACGCACATCGGAATACAAAGCCCCTGCACAACCGCCCACCTCACAGCAGGACGATTACGTTCCCTCGCCCTCCGAAACCTCGGACGGGCAGGTGTGGACGGACGATGCCGTCGGGCCCGATAGCGACACTCCTTACGAGTGGGCCAGCAAGCGCGTGAAGGTAAATGGCATGTGGGGCAAATTCACCGACCCTGCGCTTTGGGCAAAATTTTCGTTCGACGGAGCGCCGGGTGTCGACGGAACCGATGTAGAATGGATATTCAAACGCACAAGTTCCAACACGGCCCCGAATACGCCGTCTGGCAGCGACGAAGACGGATATGTACCGAGCGGTTGGACGAACAACCCCACGGGCCCGAATTCCGAGCGCCCCTACGAATGGACTTGCGTACGCTATAAGACAGGCGGACACTGGAGCGGATATTCAGCAGCGTCCTTATGGGCGAAGTGGTCATTCGACGGCGCGGATGGTGTGGATGGTGAAGGTGTAGAATACATATTCACGCGTACGGAAACCGAGGATCCGGGCACCGTTCCGGATGTTCCCGATGTTGCGGAATACGATAATCCCCCGGCTCCATGGACGGATGACCCTACGGGAGTAGACGCCACATATCGCTACGAATGGGTGTCGAAGCGCAACAAGGTGGAAGGTGTTTGGGGCGCATTTTCCTCGCCCTCGATTTGGGCGCGGTATTCTTACGACGGGCAACCGGGGAACTGGACATCCTATGTATTTAAAAATAGCGATACGGAGCCAGCAAAGCCGACATCCTCCGACCCCATTCCGTCCGGATGGAGTGACGCGCCCACTGGTGTCGGTATATGGTGGATGTCCAAGGCTACGATAGACGCATCGACCGGAAAGGCCGGGGCGTGGTCGACGCCTATCCGCGTAACGGGCGAGGATGGGGAGCCGGGGCCGCATACTGACTTCAAATACGCCAAGAATAACAGCACCACCACGGCGCCGGCGCTGGTCAAAACGGATCGCACCCCCGCAGGTTGGAGCGACACCCCGCCGTCGCTCTCTTCGGGTGAATATCTGTGGATGACCCAGGCAGAAATAGACGCCAACAATAGTCTGTTGCACCCGACGGTAGGTTGGGCAACTCCGGTACGCATATCGGGAGAGCAGGGCCCTAAAGGTGATGACGGCGCCCCCGGCGAAGACGGCGCTCCCGGCAAGGATGGCTTGCAGGGTTGCATAATCCGCCTCACGGAATGGGCATCGGGAGTGGAATACCGCAATGACCTCGACCTTGTCTCCAATGGCCCCAGATACATAGACATAGTTACGATCTATGCGAACAACAAACAGCTGAAATTCCAGTGCAGCCAGACGCACACTTCGTCTGCTTCCAACAAACCGGCGGCGGGATCCGCGTCGGCATATTGGCAACAACTCAACGACATGGTGCCGATATATACGCCCCTGTTGTTCGCAGAGAATGCCGTCATCAACTTCCTGCAAGGTATGGAGTTCGTGGTGCACAACTCCAAGACAGACATTTCCGTGAATACTATCATCGCAGGGCTCGTGGGTGGCGATATTCCACTGTTCGTCGGGAACAGTACACCGTCGAATGCGCCGTTCAGGGTTGCTAAGGACGGGTCATTCGTGGCCACCAAAGCCGATATTACAGGGACTATCAACGCATCGAGCGGAACGATAGGCAACTTTACAATTGACGAAGGAGCATTAAAATCCACAGACAGCTTCGGTGATATGCTTCTATCTTCCAATCTGATTAAGTTTACAGGCAGTAAGACTAATCTTTATCTTGGAGTCGACACCTGGCCGGCATCAACGGGTGGTGCCCTCTATGGGCCTATAAGAGCAGAAGTAAGCCGCAGAGCAGCCGGCGGCACGGCAGGCAATTACGGAGTGTATATAAATGTCACCGGAGCAGCATTATCGGATGGAACCACTACCGCTGCACGTCAGTCCGGAAACCATGCCTTATATATCCCAGAGGGGTTCATAACGGGTTTCAGGCTGAGGAATGTGCGAGCCTCTTCCAATAGAACCCTGACCAACATGGACAGCGTGGTGTTCAGTACGGCTACGAGCGAGATTACGCTGACTTTACCGTCTTCACCAAAACAAGGGCAGATTTATTTCATCCGAAAGGTCGGCAGCGGCAATGTCAAGTTGACGCGCGGGAATACCCAGCACAGGATATGCACCAATTCCAACTCTCAAAACAACACTGAAATTACCTTGGATTGGGGTAAGCTGTGGATCATATTGTGGGATCATATGAACAGTATGTGGACGGCCAACTGGTGCCAATATTAACACAAAAACAGGATATATGAAAACATTGAATTTAAAAGAGTTCAAACTGTTCACCGACATTTCCCGCGCCGGGCATATTGTCGTCGATGCAAGGAAAGAGTTTGCCAACGCCATATACATGGGCATGAACGGCATCGTAGCGCATGACCTGGCATTCCGCATCCTCCACAGCGAAGGCGGCATCGAAGTTTCCGACGAGGAGGAATTGATTATCGTTGATACCGCAAAGATGTGCAAGGCGGTCTTCTACGACAGTATCATGTCCGCTCTCAAAAAAGAATAAACGCTCGAAAGGAATATGAAACGCATCCGGATAGGCAAGGACATAGAGATACATTGGCCGATACTCACCAATGGGCAGCAGGTAGCACTCGAAGGGCGCGACCTGAGACTCTTCGTCCATTTGCCTTCGCATATGGACATTCCCGTCGATTTCACCACCGAAGGCAACACCGCGATTTTCACCATCAGCGGAGCAATGCAAAAATCCATCGGGGTGTACCGTCTCACCATGTGGGAGAATTTGCAGAAGAGAGGGCAAACGGCGGTCGACTACTGCAAGGCCTTCGAATTGGTTCCTACGACACTTTTGGAAGGTGGCGAAGACGAAAGCAACCTTACAACGGAAACTGTCAACCTTGAGGCGTCAAGCCTTGTTATCGGATTGCCCGGCGAGAGTGCTTACGAGGCATTCAAGAAATACAACCCGAATTCCGAACTTACGGAGGAAGAATATGCCGAAGCCCCTATTAACGCTGCAAACGCCGCGAACGAAGCGGCAAAAGCGGCAAATGACGCTGTAAATAAGGTAGGGGATATTGACAAACTCCTTGCCGAAAAGGTCGACAAGGAAGAAGGGAAAGGGCTTTCGACGAACGACTACACTGACCAGGAGAAGGAGAAGCTGGCCGGGCTCTCCAACTACGACGACACGGAGATAAGGAAGGAGTTGTCCGACAAGGTGTCCAAAAAGGAGCTGACGGAGGCTGCGGCGGGCGCACTGGCTGAAGCAAAGTCGTACACGGACACCAAGACAACAGAACTATGGAATAATGTCAGCGATGTGTTTGACGCCACGTCCGAGGAGCTCAACAGCAACATATCCGGCGGGGATGCGCAGACACTGACCGAGGCCAAAAACTATACGGACAAGGCGATCTCAGAAATTCCCACCCCGGACGTCAGCGGCCAGATCGAGCGGCACAACACCTCCCCCACGGCGCATCCCGACATCCGGGAGCTGCTCAACACCTGCGTAGGACTGCCGGAGTTCAACGACAAAACCTACGAGCTGACCTTCACGACAAAGGGCGGTGCCAAGTTCATCATCGACCTGCCTATCGAGATGATGGGGCTGCATTACAACGAGGATACCCAATCTATCGAGTTCGTAAATGCCGACGGCTCCATATCCTCCATCCCGGTTTCTGACTTCGTGAAAGTATATGTCGGCTCTATCGGTTCCGAGATACAGGTTACGGTCGAAGGCTCCGAAATCCGCGCCTCCCTGCTCAACAACACCGTATCCTGGGACAAGTTGACACTGGCATTGCAGGAGATGATCCAGGGCAAGGCCGACCGCACGGAGCTTCCCACGAAACTGTCCGAACTGGAAAATGATTCCGGATATGTGACTTCGGAAGAATTGAATACTGAATTAGGCTACAAAGACCACGTAGCCTACATCCTCAAGGACTTTACGAAGAGCTATTATAACAATACGGGCTCGGACATCACGGATCGGAGCATGGTCGTTACGCCTACGCAGTCAGGCGTGACGTCGAACTTCTCCCTGACCAGCCGCATCCCGGTCGCAGCTTCGGACTTTATTTTCGTGCGCATGAAGCTGCGCGTGGACAAAGAGTGCTCTTTGCGGATCATTACCTATTCGGACAATCTCGACCAGCGGGGCCGCTGGTTCGTCCTCAAGGCAGACCGCACCTACGAAATCTACTACCGCGGCAAGGCGGCGTCGGTAGCGGGAGGGCTGAATGTGGGCACCAGCATACCCGCAGCCACCAATATCGGCCAGAAGGTCACCATCGAGGATTTGATCGTCACGCTCAATAACTATGACGCATGGTGCGATGCCGAGAGCCGGGCCACGCTGAAAAACTTCGACACGGACTCCTTCACCGTGGACGAGGGCGGGACGGGGCATTTCTTCTCGGTCGCGCAGGCGTGCGACTTCGCAAGGGACGCCTTCGATGTCGTGAACAACGCGGTTACGGTGTTTATCCGCAACGGCCTTTACGATCACGAGGCCCCGAAGAATGTGGCGATGGGTTACCCGTATGCGATCATCAACAAGGGGGCGAACCGCATATCGCTTATCGGCGAGAGCCGCGACGGCGTCATCGTCTCGTATGAGAACAACTCCGTGAACCGCGCCAAGATCATCGAGGCGGGCGGCGAATGCACCATCGCCAACATGACCGTCAACTGCCTGAACGACGAGAGTTATACGGACGCCAGCGCCGGCGGTCACCAAGCCTGCTACTGCATACATATCGATTCGGTCTTTGCCGCATCTGAGCGATATTTCACGACGATTCGGAACTGCAAACTCTTCAGTACGTGCCATTCACCCGTCGGCGCGGGCCTTGCCGACAACCAGACCATTCGGTTAGACGGCTGCGAGTGCGTCAGCGACACGCACGTAGGCACTTCGACGGGCGCGGCCACCATCCACGCAAGCACCGATGCTGCGGCGAAAAATATGGCCGTCGAGATCATCGGCTGCCGCCTGCTGTCGCTCGACGGAACCAAAGCGCTCTACATGCCCGACGTGAAGGGCGGCGCTCCCTTCACGCAGGTCGACGTCACGCTGCTGGGCAACACCTACTATACCACGGGGCCGGAGATCACCGATGCCGACTTCTTGTCCAGGCACAAGCTCACGCCGTGGTCGGATGCTTCGTTCAGCGAAATTTCGGTTATCGCGCACTCGGACTGCACGCTCGAAGCGCGCGTGACGCACCTCGAAGGGCTACTCGTGGGAGTGCTCTCGGGCAAAGTGCTGATCCCGGAATTGCAGGTGAAGAAGCTGGGCGTCTGGGGCGACAACAACCTGGTCGTCACGGGCGAGGGCGCGCCGGCGAAAGCCCCCGACCGCGCAGGGCAGTTCTATGTCGATACGAAGAACAACGCGGTCTACCACTCCGTGGGTAACGGCGCGGTGTCGGACTGGAAGAACGCTTAAACTACATACAACATGTCACAAGTCAACAAATACGCCAACAAGGCGGGTTACACGGCCGACAAGAATCGCAAGGACACACAGTCGGCGGTATCCTACATCGAGGACGACGGGGCGCTCATCTACGACGGCGTGAACGTCGTAGTGGACAAGCCGGCCGCCGGGGTTGGTGACCTTGCGGTCTTCGACAAGACCACGGGAACTATCCGCTTCGTCAAGGGTGCGACGCTTGTTGCAGAGCAGCTGCCGCCGCAGCTTGTCCCGGTGGCCGTGGTCTATGCCCGGCAGGGCGAGCGGGTGCTGATCGTGTCGCTCCGCAACGCGGCATCCGAAGTTAGATGGGCATATAGCTATGAGGTTGCATTGTCGGGCTTCGACCTTGCGGCGGGAGGAACCGCTGTCCTGTCGTTCGGCCAGGGCATTTATGCGATGGAGTTGCCGATAACGTATGCCGCAGGGGCATCACTGGCAGACATCGCAGCGCAAATCAATGCCAATGCAACGGTTAAATCCACATACGGCTGGACTGCCTCCGTAGATGAAGCGACCGCACGAATCATCGTATCGTCGAACACATGGCATCCTGATTTTGCGATTATCAAAGTCGTAAGCGGTTGTCAAATCACAAGGCCACCGGAGGATGTGAATTATCAAACGACATTGACAGGGGTTTTGATCGAGGGGGCGACCGATCCCGTCCGCCGTAAGAACGGGGTTGATGCGTCGTTAGCAGGCTATAATCCCGAAGAATTCCTGCGATACTATTCGGCCAACGGAAGTGAGAAACCCGGACAGCAACCGGGCAGCGGCGAGATTATCCGCGAAAGCGCCTTTACCGAAGAAGCCAATCCGGCATTGGTCGCCGCCTATCCGACCTACCGGGATTATCTGTTCGGAGAACATTTGCTGCAATACCCCGCAGCTTATGGTGCGCTGCTGCGCGACGGCAAGACCGACACTCACCTGATCGGGCGGCTTACCTTCGAGGACATTTATGGTAAGACACAGTACCGCTACCCGGCCGCTGCGGCTGCTCTCGACTACGGCATCACGGTCGAGGGCGCAACTACCGGACTGGAAGCGGGCGCATGGTGGCTGCCATCCGTCGACGAAATCTATCTGCTCATGCACGACCGCGTGCTGACGGCTGCCGACGTGGAAAAAGACCCCGTAAACCGCACGCTGTCGCGCCTCGGTAAGGCGACCTGTTACGGGTCTAACACTACTTTTCGAACGTCATGCGAGCACAATTACGCCCTCGCGTTCGTCTACAATGGCTACACGGGCAACTTGAACGGCAACTACAAGTATAACACCTACTTCGTGCGTACGGTCAGTGCTTTATAACCACCTGAACCATGGAAACACAACAGCAAATCAACATCCTCGAATCGCGGCAGCTCGAATTACGGGCAGTCATGGCCAAGTCCGACGACAGGGCGGCCAAATGCAGTAAGTCCGGCCTTGACTTCCGGGCTACCTATCCTCTGGATTATGAGGAGTACGAAGCGGCCAACGCGGAGTACAACGCGAACGAAAAGACCCTTGCGGAGCTGAGGGCCCGACGTGCCGAAGAGCTGGCCGCCGAAGAAACGGTTATGAACTTTCAAAATATTGAGCAATGAAGATGTATATGACCAACAAGCCCAACGGCGAGCCGTTCTATCCCGTAACCGTAGCCGAAGCCGTGCTTGTTTCCGAAGGAGAAACTTTAGCCGCGGTGCTGCAACGGCTCGAACAGAGGATCGCAGAATTGGAGAAGTCGGAAGCGGCGCCCCAGGCGCAGACAAACGTGTTGCCCGAACAATAGAATACACCCTATGGAAGCATTGTGGAGATTTATAGAAAGGCTCTGCGAAAAAGTATGGCAGGTGTTGATCGGTGCCCTGGTGTACATGTTCAACGCCATAGCCCCGATACACGACATACTGACGGCCTGCATGATTATATTCGCCGCAAACTTTTTCACGGGCCTGTTCGCCGGCGTGCTCGTACAGCACGAAGGATTCATATTCCGCAAGGCTTTCAAGTGCATATCCGAGGCTGCGGTAATATCGGGACTGATGGCTATGATACTGCTCGTCGGGGACAACATCGACAACCACGACGGGGCGATATCGGCGATCTCGCTCGCAGTATATGCCCTGATATATTTCTACGGGGTCAACATCCTCAAGAACCTGAACCGCATATTCCCGAAGAACCGATACATCGACTTCCTGTACTATGTGCTCTCGTTCGAGATGATTAAGAAGATTCCCTATTTGGAAAACTACAAACAAAAACAAAAGGACAAATGAAAAAGAAATGGATCGTATGGAGCATCGTTGCGGCCGTGGCCGTAGTGCTCGGAATCGTATTCCCGCGTTACATCCTCGTGGGGGTTGTTTGTGCTATGGCCGGATGGGTCGGGCATATCCTGTACACTAAACACATCGCGCAATGATACCACGCGGGCTGCGGAACAACAATCCGCTTAACATCGAGAAGACACGGGGCGGCAATCCCTGGCAGGGCGAGGTCGTACCGTCGAAAGACAAGCGTTTTGCGCAATTTACGACGGTAGCATACGGCTATCGGGCTGCCTTCAAGCTGTTGAACAACTACCAGCGTAACTACGGGTTGGACACGATCCGCAAGATGATCGGCCGCTGGGCCCCGTCGGAGGAGAACCACACGGACGCCTATGTCCGCACCGTGGCGGAAAGATCGGGGGTGCCCGCCGACAGTCGGATCACCACGACCAACCGCGACGTGATGGTTCCCATCGTAGCTGCGATGTCGTTCGTAGAGAACGGCGTCGAGGCCAAGATGCTCGACGTACAGGCCGGGTGGGATTTGTTCGTAAAGGCATGAAACGCTTGATCCTCTACCTGCTCGCCGCCCTTGCGGCCGGGGCGCTGCTCTTCGGCTGGGGATACCGCCGGGGCGCCGCGTCGGTGGTTGTCGAAGAAACAACGCGCATCGACACGGTGTTCTATCCGCGGCCGGAACCGCTGCCCGGCACGTACCGCCTGGCCGACATCTCGGTGCCGGTGCTGCTCTTCGCGCCGCCCGACACGGTAACGGAGACCGTCGTTGTGAAAATCGGGGCAGACAGCGTGCAAATGAAGGTGGCGATGGAAACGCGCCCCTACTCGGACAGCACCTACCGGGCACAGGTCAGCGGGCCGCGGATCGGCAACCTGCGGCCGACGCTCGACTGGATAGAAACATACGACCGCACGACCATCCGACAGCAGGTAGTCACCCGGCGGAGCCGCTTCGCCCTGACTGCCGGGGTCGGGGCGGCGTACACGCCGCAGGGGTTCCAGCCTACGGTCGGCGTAGGAGTAGGTATTATTTTATGGCAATTCTGACAGGTATGAAGATAATTTATAACGACATCATCCCCTTCAAGGGATACAAGGCTATCAATCTGTTCGGGATCGTATTTGCCCGCAAGTCCGCCCGCCCGTTGTCGGATAAAAATAAAAACCACGAAGCGATACACACCGCACAGATGAGAGAACTGTTATATGTGCCCTTCTACATCGTCTACCTATTGGATTGGGTATTTCACGGCTTCAAGTACCGAAGGATAACTTTCGAACAGGAAGCATATGCCCATGAAGATAACCCTGAATACCTTGAAATACGAAAACACTACGCGCAATGGAAGAGATGATTTACATATACTGGGATGACTTCCCATCGGTTGTAACCGAATAACGGGCCTTGGGGTACGGGCATAAAAAAGTCCCCAACGCTTTCCCGCATATACCACTATACGATTGTGCCAACGCACCACATTGAGGACTTATTCCTTGAATCGGTGTGTTGGCTTTTTGTATAGTGGTATAACAAATTTATAATAAAAAATCGGGAAAGTATATGCGTAAATCAGAGCTTTTTGCACAAATACTCGAATGTGTTGCATTTGAAACTGAAATAGCTAAGGAACAAATCCTTTCGAAGGATAAATTTCAAGATGTGGTCGATGCGCGCTACATGCTCGTACACTTCTGCCATAAGAACGGCATGTACACCACCGACATCGCCCGGATGATGCGGTTCTCCCGACGCGCCATAGAGAAGATGGTCTCCGGGTTCGATGAGCGCAAGCGATACAGCCACCCTATATTCGAAATACAGTGCGAACTTATTGCGAAGAAGTTGCCTCCCATCTGCGCCCCAATGAATTGATATGCCTGCCGCCCGCAGCCACCTTTGCAATGTTGCAACAGGTGAACGCCCGGCCTTGACAGGGGCGGCAATCATTCAATAATCATTAAAAATGGGTTCGGATAAAACTTATATTTTCGATGGAGGCGGCTCGGGTGGCGGCCTTGACATCGCGGCTCTCGTCTCGTCAATGATGGGCAACAAGGGCATGGATCCCAACCTCGTAGCGGCACTCATGAACGGTAATAATAACCGTGGTGCATGGGGCGGTGACGGGTGCTGGTGGATCTGGATCATCCTGCTGTTCTTCTGCTGGGGCGGCTTTGGTGGCAACGGCTTCGGCGGTAACAACGCCAATGGCCTTCCTGCGCAGCTCAACGGTGACGCCGGACGGGAACTTCTTATGAACGCAATCCAAGGGAACGGCGCAGCCATCAATCAGCTGGCATCGTCGCTCAACTGCTCTACGCAGCAGATTCAGAACACGCTGTGCAACATTCAGGGCACCCTCGGCATGTCAAGCCAACAGATCATCAACGCTGTACAGTCGATGGGATGCCAAATCGGCAACCAGATCGCCGCGTGCTGCTGCGATATGAAGCAGGCCATCAATGGCGTCAATGTGGGCATGGAGCGCGGATTCAGTAGCGTTGCCTATGAAACACAACGTCAGACCTGTGATTTACAAAACACAATTCGCGAAACTTCTCAAAGCGGGACTACAGCGATAATTTCCAAACTGGATCAAATGCAGGCAGCTGCATTGCAGGATAAAATTGATGCCCTGCGCGAAAAGAACAGCACGCTGACCACGCAGCTCAACCTCGAACACCAAAACGCCTACATGGCCGGTGTTGTAGGACAGGCTGTAGCACCCGTGAACGCCGCTGTAGCGGCTTTGCAGAATGACGTGAATAGCATCAAGTGCAAGCTGCCCGAAACGGCTACCGTGCCCTATTCGCCTATTGTCGGTGTGCCTACGTGTATTGCCGCACAATATGGTCTCGGATATGGTGCAGGGTTTGGCTTTGGGGGGAGCGGCGGATTTTGGGGATAATGCTATTATTCGCCGATAGGTGAAATGTTCTTTGACTTACTGATAAGAGGCTTCCCAATCCGAAAGCCAGCGCCAATGAAATCCTTTCAATGTGCGAGTTGGTTTTCGAATGCATTCATATATTCCTCCGATGTGAAATCCGTGTAATTGATGGGCTTCGGATGCTGTTTTATATTTTGCAACCAATATTCCATTTTTAATCTGGACAATTGGCTTTCTGTTTTTCTTGTTGGGTATTCTTCGTGCTTTTGCTGCACACTCTCTTGTGACAGGGTTAAGCATGTTCATTGAACGAGTACACCAACGAAGATTACGTGCCACATTGTTCGTCCGGTTCCCATCTATATGGTCTACATATGCATAGTTATTAGGATTGGGGATGAACGCTTTAGCAACAAGCCTATGGACTAATTCAGTCTTATCTACTCCGTGTAGGGATGTAAGTCTAACTCTCAAATATCCTCCCCGATTTGGGCGAGGAGTTAATATGCGAGGTTTAGTCGTCCAACTATTGTTATTACCTCCGCTCACGCGATGGGATAGCGATGAAACCCTACCATAATCAGATACCGCGAAATAGCCGAGCGTACCATCAATAATACGCCATTCTTCTCCTTCGAGAGCAACACTCTCTATGAATTCCCGATTTGTCATTGCCAAACAATTTAGTGGTGCCAAACGAGAAAAAGAGGGAAGGACGTTTGGCAAGCCCTTATCAGTTGGTCATGACTCCAACCTATCCCGATGTAAAATTAGTTATAATAACTTAAAATACAAAAATATGGCAGTATTCCCATTTCAGTATGTTAACCGCAGAGGCATACCGGTACTAAAAACTACAGGCGTGACAGTGGAGACCACAGGGGTTGTGTTTTCCTTTCCCAACCACGCATTTGCAAATTCGTGGTACCGGGGACTCGTGCTGGTTGAGTTGGTACAGGAAATCCCTGCCGGCACAACGGGAACACTTCCCGTGCTGTTTGAAACCAACGGGCAAAATAAGAATCTGACGACGTACAACGGAGCAAATGTTACAGTATCGGATATTCCGGGGTCAGGGGTATACCAGATATGGTATGACAAGCAGACCGATACTTTGCAATTGATGACCGGTGCCGTCTGAATTAAAAAAACAATTAACCGAAAGACGGGGAGGAGGGCTCCTTCTCCCCTATCTTTCACAAATCATTAACCAAGATGTTTCAGAACTTGAGAAAAGGCTCCTTAGTCTACGTTTTCGACAACAGGGAACAGCCTAAGTTTTATACAGCCAACGTAAAAGACGTATCGGCACCGTATTTCCCGCCCCAAAAGCCCGGGCAATTCTCGCCGATGCCGCAATTCATCAACATCTCGATAGAGGGCAACGAGCCCTGGGGCGTCCCTATGCAAGCGGACATCGTTTCAAAAGACGGACTTACCGTAGCGACGACACGGGAAGTGTTGAAGCCGACCATCATGGAGGCACAGCAGGCAAGCCGTGACATCGTGGAATCATTCGACAGGCACAAAGCCAACCTGAAGGTCTACGACGAGATCCTGATGCAGCTCGACCCCGAAGCTGCGCGTTCAAAGGAGCTCGAAGCCGAAAACAGGGAGTTGCGGAAGATGCTCGCTGACATGAACGAACGGCTGAGCCAGATACCGACGGCGGAAGAACTGAGGAGCCTTGTCAAGTCTGAACCACCTGCAAAAACAAAGTAACTATGGGTTGGAGAATCATAGGTGAAGGCCGTGGCGGCTTCGGCGGCCACGAAGAGGAGATGGAGCGGGAGCTCCGACGCGCCTACGAAGAAGGCTTTGAAGAAGGCCGGCGTGAAGGCCGTGGCGGATACGGTGAGCGTGGCAGCTACGGACAAGGTGGCGGCTACGGCGAACGTGGCGAGTATGACCGCGGCGGGTATGAGTATGACGACGCCTACGGCGAACGCCGTGGCGTAAGGGGTACAGGCCCCTATTCGCGGTATCGCAGGCGGTAAACCGGAGGGAGAGGGCCGCAGTGCCCTCTCCTATTTTAAATCGAAAAATATGGACAGGTTAGATACACATGAAAACTTCCCGGCAGGGTTCCGGGAATATCTCGAAAATTACGGTTGGCACTTTTCAAAGAAGATGTGCGAATTCGCCGTATCCCGCATGAAGGACAGGAACGGCAAGAAGATAGAGCCCTATTCTAAGGATAAGGTGGATGCGCTGCTCAAGCAGTACGGCATCGAACTCAAAAAGGATAAGGGGTATGACTGCGTGTACGTCTGCAACATGGCATTGTCGGATTATTTCGGGTCGTCGATACCCAATCCACAATACCTGGCGATGTTCATACGTGACTATATCGACGATGAAGACGGATACGACGGCTTGCCATTTACACGCTACTATGCCGATACCATCGGCTCGGGAACACCCATTCTGTGGGAAGAGATGATGTAGCCATGGAAGAATATCCCCAGATCAGCGAATTCACAAACGACAACGGCGAAATAAATGAAAAATATCGCAACGCTCGTCCGTAACCTGCCTGCCGACAAGTACCAGGAACTGGCCGGGGCGGTGAACGACGTATTCGAGAACAAGCGCTTCAACCGGGCGCAACGAAGGAGACTGGCGCGAAACTGGCGCAAGTACGGGAAAAGGGAGGAAAAATGAAGATTCGGGACTTGAGTATTCACAAGTATGGATGGACGTTGCGCATATATTATGCCGTGACGTGCTACTATACGGGCGAAATACTCAAGTCCCTTACCGACATCGGATGCCCCGATACGGTTCTTCATCGCGTACAGGGGAATATGGTGAAGTGCGAAATGGATACGGGATTCACCTACTCCAACAAGGAGCATCGGCAAAGTGTCATCGTAATAGGGATGCACTCCTCGCCGTGGGAATTTCTTAACAGCTTTGAGCACGAACTGCGGCACCTCGTAGACGATGTAGCCCTTACTCTCGGCCTGCCGATGGCCGGAGAAGATGTAGCATACCTTACCGGCGAAATAAACCAGGCACTATGGGAAGATGTGCACCAATTCACCTGTTGTAAATGTAATGGACATGGAAAAAGATGACACCCAATACTGGATGGCGATGCTCGAAGTGAGCGAATGCTGCACACCCATATTCGCTGCCGTCGTATGCGAGTTGATGAATACGATGTAGTTATATTTCCGGGATTAAATCAACGGCTTCACGCTTCTTTTCGTCAATGATTTTTGCGTATATCTGAGTTGTTTGGATATTAGTATGACCGAGCAACTTAGATACAGTGTATATATCTGTCTTATAAGTTATTAGCAATGTTGCAAAAGTGTGACGCGATACATGATAAGTCACATGTTTTTTTATGCCCGCTTTTTTAGCCCATTTATCTAAATATTTCTCAATCACCCATACCATTGGGAGAGAAAATATAATCCCGGTCTCACATTCTGTTTGAGGCAACTGATTTAAGGCATTTGCAGAAAGGGGCACCCAAATTGGCGTGCCTGTTTTTTGCTGTATTACGCGCACTTGCCTTTTATCGTCATCTATCCATTCAATATCTTCCCATCTTAATTTCTGAATGTCCGACAAGCGCAACCCACAAAAGCAACTGAATAAGAATGCCCTTTTAACCATATCATATTCGCAGGGCGTGTTAATCAACTTTTTGATTTCCTCCATCACAAGAAACGTGCGCGGTTTATTTTCGGCTTCTGGACGGTCTTCTGCCGATATGGAATCAGCAGGATTTTTTTCGATAACACCCTCTTTGACAGCCCTATTCAAAGCTGTAGATAATACTTGAAAATACAGCGCCCTGGTTGCGCCAGTTAATAACTTTCCTCCACGCCCTCGGACTTTGTTAAGGTATTCAATATACCCCTGCAAATATTGCTTGTCAACCTGTTTGAATGTAATTTTGTTGCCAGAGTATGCCACCAGATGATTTATTGAATTCTTGATGCTCTGAGCATACATCCTCCCTCCCTTTTCCAGGTATCGTGCCGATTCGGATTGCAGATAATCAATAAAACGTAACTTAACCTGCGCCTTTGAATTAGAAAAACCATGAGAGCGATTCTGCATTTCAACGATTTTTTCAGATTTTATAGCATTCGCCAAGCTAAGCGTCTCTTTATTTTTTATCCTATCAGCATTCGAGTGTTCTGGGATAAGATATAAATGTAAAAAATCATAAACACGATGGCCAGACTGGTAAATGTCAAGATATAAAGAAATATTCCCATTCTTTAATAGTTTGCGTCTTAATTTGACTGGCTCTTTAATCTTTGCAGTAGTCATGGGTAATGAGTTTACCGCGAAGATAGTAATAATTTGAATTTAGAGTAACAAACGAGTAACAAATTGACGACAAGTAATAACAATATGACGATAGAGAATACACTAAAAATCACATTGTCAAAAATAAGCAAAGCCCCATAAAACAGGGGCTTTACTTGTCATTTGTTAATTAGTATTTGTCGTGAGTTTGCTGCATTGATTTACGAGCCGAAGTTGTCGTAGATAATATATTATATATAATGTAAATCAAACACTTAGATTATATTTGAGGAAATCAGGTAACAAACGAGTAACAAAAAGTATCCAACAGACCCTTTGCTACACAAATCTCGCACAACAAATATACTCAATTTTTATTATATACATATTGTGCGGCTTGTTGCTTTACTTCCTCATCCGTAGACACTCTAATTTGAAGCATCCAGTTTTCTAATTCTTTTTTGTTAAAGTAGGTTGATTTGCCTTTTTTATAATGAGGAACTTGTTTTTTACTGACGAGACAATATAAGCGAGATTTTGACAACCCGGTAAGTAAAGCTGCATCATCCATATTTAAGGCGCTTTTAGCTCCCAACAATAGATACTGCTTTATACTCTTTAATTCTTCATAAATATCTTGTTCCATATCCACCTAATTATTTAAAATGGCAACTCCAGCTGCCGTCCGTCAATATGATCTCTTTCCTTTGTTTTAAACCTCCGCCACGAAATAGGCGGATTCGGTTCCCTGTATTTACCCCGCGTGGCTCGGCGCCTGCCGCGCTGCGCCCGCAAAAACTGGAGCTTCCTCTTCGCTTGGTTGATCCGATGATTGCATATGCCGTGTATAATTATCATCAGTTCTTCCCGGCTCAGTTCATTTGTCCATACCGTATAGTCGGCGATAGTTGGCCGCCCTTCCGCCCTTCTCCCCATTTGCTTTTATCGAAATAAGTTGCTACCTTTGGAGTGATGTGTCAAAGGTGGGGCTTGAGAGCGCCACAAACATAAAGGGCTCCGGATCAGGGAGCCCTTTACATTGCCGGTTTGATTCCGGTAAAGGCGATCATAACTATTATTGCCAGTATTACGACCAGCCAAACTATTATGGTTGTAGGCCTTTCATTATATTGCTTTTTCATAATTTCTTCTCCGTTTTCTCCAGCTCTTCAAGGAGGGCATCGGCGAGGACGATAGCAGAACGAGCAACCGCCACTTCAGCGGGCATGCCTTTGTACTCGTCTTTGATCTTCGCATGAGTTGTAATAGCCGCAGACAATACGACAGGCATTATTTCCCCGACATACACCCTCCGCCAGTACTCCCGGTCAACTGTTAAGTTTTCCTTAATAGTTGGATCAACCTTATGCTTCCCGCACTCTCCCCGCGCCAGCTTCTCCAGATAGTCGTCGTCGCGCATCATCAGGTCGGAAGCGTCTTTGAAATCTTCAATGATTTCACCTCGTTCTGTCCATGAGGCGCTTTGCTCCCAATCGCCCATATCAATTAAGGCCAATATGGGCTTCCTGCCGCACCCTTTGCAGTCAAATGCGATAATTCGCGCATTCCTCCCGTCCCTCGTGCACACCGCCGCACCTCGCTTGGCGGCCTCTAAATCGAAATTCTTCATGCTATTCAGTTTTATTAAATTTACCACCAAAATAAACCTCCCCACAAAAGGGTAAACACCAACGTTACATTTATCCATGAGATTGATAAAAGTAAGCCGTCAACGTCGTAATCGCGCCACGGCCGATCATAGATATTTTTGGCCCAAAGCAATAGAAGGATATATACCACTACTGCCACGGTATTATACCAAGTCATTGTTATCATGGTTATTTCAGTTTTTCGAGATTTTGCGAGAATCTCGCTATTTTTTCAAAACGGAGCGTCGCAGTCTTTGCAAACCCCTCGGAATCTAAAGAACTCGTAATAACGCCCCAATATGCACACGGACAAATATCTTCGATACATATTGCGTCCACGACTATTACACCCGCATCCCTGTATGCGCATTCTAAATATCGTCATAGCTCGCTATTTCTTAAAATGTTTGATAATCTCCTCGGCGGTGGCCTTATGCCGAGCAAGTCCCTCCCATTTAGATATGATCGGATCATCTTCAACATGATCCATACCGATACATAGTGACCATCTATCCGTAATTTCGTTTACATACCACTGCATGTAATCGTTCTCGTCGTTCATCGCCGCCAGTGCCTTGAACAGCTCGATATTCTCGCCGCAGTCTATGGCAGGGTGTCCTTTGGCAACATTTTCAGCCTTGAACTGGTCGATGGAATATCGGGTTTCCTCGTCGTAGTCGCAGATCCCGTGCACCTCGTAAGCGATTTTAAGCCGATCAATCCCACAGCAATGCAGGGTGTTACAGCCTCCAAACAAGCAGCAGGAGCATACATAATACCCGATTCCTTCCAACCATTCAGTCAGCTCCTTTCGCTTTTCCGCATCCTCGACACGGACAAAGCATGGGGTTGTGAATTTCATGGCTCCTTTATAAACGATATACCTACAACACAGCCTTCGGCATTACCCTCATTCGCAGCCTCGACAACCGCATTCGGCATATTAGGCACATCAACTACATAAGTTTCACGTACTGTCTCTATATCACCAGTAAATTCATACAGACACTTAGGTTTACACGGTCTGCATATTGTAATTGCTAATTTCATACTATTTCACCAATTCAAATTCGTAAACCACCACCCACGGGTTCCGATCCCATGTTCCACGGCCGGACACCTTGTCGATAAGAGCGGCAAAGGCTTCTCTGGGTGATTTATAATCACAGATCAGGAATTGTTTTGTGTCTATAAAATAGTATGGGTATTCTAATGCTTGCGAACCTGCATACACTCCTTCCTTTATGCACTCCTCGTCCGAAATATCCCGCAACCGCTCGCAGCGGATTCCGATGATGCGGATTTGGTGGGGCATTAGGTCAGCACGGACGAACATTTTGTTAGTACTTCCGGGCACAAACGCCAAATCCGTAAATTCCCGCACCACATCGTTGTAGCATTGCGCCACGGCCACGACCTCGCCGACCTTGTAGCGCAATTTCACGATGATATTCTCCCCATTGGCAACTGCATATATCTTCCCATCTTTGTCGGGGAGGACGCGCCCCATAACCATGTTGACCGGAAAGTCGATCCCAGCCATAATTTGCGTCGCCCTGGTCTTGCGTTCCTCGATAACCGCGTTTGTATGATGGTATCGGTCGTTAAACATTATCTTCTGCATGGTTATTCAGTTTTAAGTAATTCCGGGTTGTCATGAATATTACCTATTTTCGTAAATGAACAACACCAAATTTCCTCAGGTTCATTGTTCGCATCTACAAAACAGAACATCCGATCTCGATAGGCAATTACGCTACGCATATTGGTTTTCATGAGATTTTCCCATTCTACTATATCTCCCTCCCAAACTTCCTTGCCGTTCTTGTCTTTAAGCCCCGTGTACTGGCTCACGGTGGCGGAATCGACCTCTACGCCTCCATAGTTGCAGAAAATATGCGGTTCGCCTCCGTCTATGAAAATAATACCTCCATAAACCCACTCCCCGTTATCATAGCGCTTGCCTCTGAATTTAATTTCTCGCATAACTATTCTTGTTTGAGGTTGTTAATTCTGTTGATCTCGGTTTTCAGGAGTGCTTCCGCATCACGAATACCACTCTGCAGTTCCTCCAGACTGGCTATTTGCTCTTCGTCTATCCGCGGGCATCCCCGCAGCCAGCTGTCGTAATTCGGGGTTTCCAATTTGCCGTCACAAATCCCTCCGACACGCATACAGTAGTCGTAGTACCTGATGTATTCCTCCTCCGGAGCGTCACGGTCGATGTCCGTCAGCATATCGGCCATGCTCACGAATAGATCGCCGACCTCTGCAATTCCTCCGGGGTCGTTACCTGTCCACGCATCCGGCTCATAATCGTAGCCGTGCTTTTCGCAGAAAGCGGCCAGATAGGCGTTGCAGGCCGCGTTGTAATTCAGTCTCAGCTCTTCGCATGACATTCCATTTGCCGTGAATATCTTGCTTTCCCTTTCTGCGATCATCTCAATTCCTGTTTTCATTTTTTCTTTCTCGTGTTGAATTTTACCATCAATTTGTTCGCGTTTCGCACATGCTTGCGCATGTATTTAGCGAAATCTTCGTCTGCCGATTCAACCCCTCCCTCTGCCATTGCAATTACCTCGGCAAGGGCTTGAAATTCGTCATACGTCATAAACACATATCCGCCTTTAGGTTTAGTGTAATTCATCTCTCCTTCGTTTTAGCTCCGCAATGCGGCGGAGGTCATCGCCTTATTTTTTCGGCAAATTGCTATATCCGTCGCTGAACATCCAAATTCCCGCAACAGTAAAAATAACGTGCAGCGCAAACCTCCACCAATCCGCCACCGAGTAGTCGTGTTGCGCTAAGTTTCCCGCAACAAAGGCGATCAACAGTCCGCCTATTGTGTCAAATGATGCTTTTGTCATAGTCTTGCCTTATTCTTGAATCTCCCGCCATCCGATAACCATATCATCGTCAATAGCTCCATTGTTCTCGTGCCAATGATAATTCCGTGTCTCATTTGCCTTGTAGAAGGCTATGCGGTATTTTGTGCATAACGTTGTTTTAATTAAAACATCTCGATTGCCATCCGGCAATTCCTCCGGGGTCGTTACCTGTCCACGCAGCCGGCTCATAATCGTAGCCGTGCTTTTCGCAGAAAGCGGCCAGATAGGCGTTGCAAACCGCGTTGTAACTTAGTCTCAGTTCCTCGCGTGTAAGTTTCATTAAAATCGTCTCAACGTGGTCAGGCATATCACTGTAAGGTTGTTTATGCACCCGTCGATAAATTCCCTTGCTCATGGTTAGGATGTTTTAGTGTAACGCCCACGTCTTGTGCATTGCAGCGATCAGGTCTATATACCCTTTGCATTCCTCCATCTGCTCGGGACTATAGCCTTCGGCCTCGCCAATTTTTCGGAAATGCTTCTGCCACTCGGAAATGGTGCAGCGTTTGCATCCTATTTGAATAACATCCTCACCCCAATAGGATACTGTATGACGAGATGCGCTGATAAATAGCGATTTAGGAACATCGCACCAGTCGCCCAGTTCGCACCCGTAGCCCAGTTTGCACCCGTAGCCCAGTTTGCACCCGTCGCCCAGTTTGCACCCGTAGCCCAGTTTGCACCTGTAGCCCAGTTTGCACCCGTCGCCCAGTTTGCACCCGTAGCCCAGTTTGCACCTGTAGCCCAGTTTGCACCCGTCGCCCAGTTCGCACCTGTTGCCCAGTTTGCACCCGTCGCCCAGTTTGATATTGCGCGCCTCAAATTCGGAGGCTAATTCAGAAAGTTCATTGTACTGAAAGGGTGTCCAGCCTTTGTCTGAAACCCAGAGATAAAGTGTTTTCATGGTTGGTTATCTTTTGTGTTTAATTTTTCATAAAACACATCCACTGCGTTTTGGAGTTCTTGCCGCTCTTGTGGCCGAACAGCGGCTCCACTCCGAAAATTTCGATGATTCGGCTTGCGGGTATTTGCTCTTCGCACCACTTGAAGATTAAAACCCCTTCCGGTTTCAATACTCGCATACATTCGTCGAACCCCTGCTTTAGATCGGTTTCCCATGTGGGGAACAATCTGCCGTATTTGTGCGCCATGTAGCTATTGTCGCCAAGACGGACAAGGTGTGGAGGATCGAACACAACAAGCCGAAATGTTGCATCCTCGAACGGTATACGTCGAAAGTCTCCGATTACATCCGGATGCACCTCTAAACTCCGGCCATCGCAGAGTATATGCTCTTCGTCCCGAATATCCATGAACACAGCCTGCGGGTTCCGCTTGTCGAACCACATCATACGTGGGCCGCAGCAGGCATCCAAGATCAGTTTGTCCGTTTTCATATTCATTCGCATAATCCGTAAAAGCTCATGCAACTGGTCGCTGTATCGTCGTCGAATAGGCTGCCCGTCGCATTCTGCCATTGGACGTAGCGCACGACATCATGAATCGTCGGATATTTCTCTCCGCTGGTGATTGCGTGGGCAGGTATTTTGTCCGGGCCGAAAAATTCTGAACGCAACCGGTCGCCGCATTGTAATTCCTGCTCAATCTTGGCAATGTAGTCTATCCGCTCCGGGGCCTGCTGGGCAATATTGAGGATGTCCCGCTGATTCGCCATCACGCACGGCCAGCAGCCGACACGTTTGTAGCCCATTTTGTAGAGCGGGTTCGGCTCCAATCCTGCGTCGAGGATGTAGTCGATTACCTGCTGCGCCGACCAGTCAAACACGGGCCGAAGCAAATCGTCGGCGAACTTCTCCCGGAATGCCCGTACCTCCTTGCCCCGATAAGTGTGCTTTTTCGGCTTGCCGTTTTTGTCGTAACCGTAAGGCTCGAAATAGTACTTGAAGTACGTACATTGCGCCGACATCTTCGCCCGGCTGGCCGATTCTGCTGCCCGGATGCCCTGTATCATCAGCATATTGTCCTGCACCTCGTCCAGCACGTAGTCGATACAGGGCTTCGTCTTCAATTCCTGCGTGCAGAACCGCGCCCGCGTCGAGGGCCAACGCTTTTTCTGCCGGGCAAGATCGACCATCCCGTCGTATTTCTTCGACTTGAGCGTCACCAAATCCAAGTGGAGCTTATCCGCGATCCGGTTGATGTACTCGTAGGTCAACGGATGCTCCCACCCCGTGTCGCAAAACACGGTCGTAAAGTTCTTGGTGATATGTTCGCGCGTCCAAAGAAGCGATGCAAGGCTGTCCTTGCCACCCGAAAAGGTGACTATGACTTTCATTTTATCGTTCGTTAAAGGTTAACTGAGGGGACTGGCGTGACTGTAAAACTTATCTGCCAAATACTAAAATGGCGGCATCTCTTGAGAGCTCCGAGGTATTCCCCAGCCACTTCGTAAGAGCTTTGAATTGTGCTGCGGATAGTTTAGTACGATTATTCTTAGGAGCAATCATCCGATATTGCAGGCCTTGCTCCTTGCACCAACCCTCCCAAATTGATGCATCTCGACAAACGCTTCCGGCTCCCTTCAGGCGCTCTCGTCCCGTATTGCCAAACCATTTGCGTTGGCGAGCATCTTCGATGAACAGTCGAATACTATCTTTGCCCCGAATGTCGGAGATCATTTTCACGCGCTCCATTGCCTGGGTGATCGTCATGGTACTCACTTCCGCGAGGTATTTTGTGTCCGAATGCCATACCGCGAAGCCTGTATGTACTCCCGTATCAATGCCTATGTACGTCATAGTTCGTTCATAGATTAAAAAGCCATCCTATCTCTTTCCACTCCTCGGCGGTCAGCAGCTCGCCCCGGCGTTCCCGCTCGGCGCGCTCCTCCTCCCTCTTTAGCTTCTCGGTTTTTTGACGGTCGCGTTCGATGCGTGCCAGTCGGTCGGCTCGATATTCGAGAAACACCTGCAACGCCTCAGTGATGACAAGCGGATCTACCGTGCCGTAGAAATGCCCGTAATGCCCCGCCTTGAAACGCTGGAAAAAGAGCATCAACTCCGAGAGTTTCAGATAACCGAAGTTGTCTGCTATGACTGCAGCCACTGCGTCGGTGATACGAGAAAACTCCTCCTTGCCTTTCACGCCGCAGAAGTTCACGAGGTCGGTTAGCTGAATATCCAACCACGAATCGAGCACATCCCCACCGTAGGCTTTCCGCACCTGACGCAGGGAAGGCGCATCCCCCGTGAAGCAACGGTCGATATTCGCGGCGCAATAGCGCTGCACGCCGGGGTTAAAACACTTAAGCATCACCGCCGCCGTCCGTCCCCATTTCCCGCGCCATTGTGCGAGCAAGGCGCGCTCTGACCCGCTCTTCGCAACGGCGCATGAGCTCGTCGCTGGTAATGTCGCAATGAGCGACCCGATTGTCTGCATTTCTGCCATAGTCGTTTGTCGTTTTCAGCGGGAATATCCCCGCCCAGTTATTAGCCTTGGACTGCTCGATAATCCCTCGTGCAGTATCCGCATTACCCCCGGAAAGTTCCATAAGCCGCGCATAGAAGCTCTCGAAGCCCCGCTGTCGATAGGTCTGTCCGCGTTCAGACTTGTAGGCAAGCCAATCCGCCACAATGGGTTGGAACGTAGGTTCGACAGCCGAGGTGTCAAGCGTGCACCGGGATTTTTTCGGGAAAAAGTCGTTTAGCCACGTCTGGAAATAGACGTTTTTTGCATGCTGGGCATGGTATCCTAATTTAACATAATCAACGGTCAAACCATCCGTCTTTTTGCAAAAGTCATTATAGTCGTCAGCAAGCGACTTGCGTTTTCCCTTAAACCCATCCCAAAGAGTTACGAACTCTTCGGGGATGCCCGTAACCTCTTCCCCCTGCAAAGGGGGATTATAGGGGGTATTATATGTTTGGTTTAGTTTATCTTCTATATAAGAAGTATCCTCTGTTTTAGGTGTCCCGTTAGGTGTACCTTTAGGTGTCCCGTTAGGTGGGACTATAGGTGGTAAATTTGAACACCTAAAAGTGTATTTGCATTTATCGGCACGACCTTTTCCGCCGCCGGAGAATGAGATCAACCCAGCCTGCATAAGACGATTTTTGGCTGCGCGCAAACTCTTAGGTGACACCCCTACATTGATCGACGTCCGTGCGTCGGAATGCGTGAAGTTATCCGGCCAGCCTAACCGATTCGCTTGTTCTACAAGGTAGAAGTAAAGCCTCGATTCACAGCAGCCAAATTGCCACGTTGCATCAAGTTGCCAAAATTTTCGTATCAGGTCTAAGTAATTCATTCTATGTCCGTGTTACAGCCACACTTTTTGATGTTGCATTTCCCGCTCGATGAAAGAGATCCATTCATTATCCTCGGGGCTTGGTAAGTTGATGCCCGCCTCCATTGAAGCCCAATTACGGAAGCGATCTATTGCTGTAGTCATCTCTCCTGTATCAAGGTCACGACTTGACCGGAGCCTTTCGACCTCCTTGTGCATCAGCTTGTCGTATTCGACGCGCACAAATAATTCCGGGTTGCATAGCCGTTTGAAATATTCCTGTTTGACATATCCTATCGGATTCCCGGTTTGCATGGCGAATTCGCCAAGAATACAATGAAGATATTTATTTTGAGAAGACGTCCTGACTGGTTTTTTATCCGTCAGCTCAACAATACATCTCCTTGAAATTAAGGAGGCAACCCGATGTTTAAACCGACATATGTCGATTTCACAATTAAGATCATACCGCATTATAATACTCCCATTTATATCCTTTTGCAGTATGCTGTTTACCTTGGCATACTCTCGTCAAACCGCCACTATCGACACCTAAAGCCCTGACTGCATCATACATACAACTCCATATCTTGACAATGTTACCGTCCAAATCTTTTTGCACACAAGCCCTATGTTTTAAAGAGGCCACGCCATATTTCCCCTTTAACAACTTTCGGATTGATTTTGTTCTTCGATCTGCACTTATAGGATTATTAACATTATCAGATATAGTTCCCCATCTCAAATTCTCCGCTCTATTGTCTGTTTTAATAGTGTTTATGTGATCCACCACGGAGCAGCCGTATTTCTTGTTTACGAAAGCATCTGCGACTAATCTATGTACATGAAATTGTTTTTGACGGCCATTTACATTTAGTGTTACCACATAATACCCTGTGCTCTTTAGAATAGGCCTTAGAAGCTGCGCAACCCCTTTTCTGGAATAATTAAGTGACTTCACGTTCCCTAAATCAGAAACCTGATAACGCCCTTCGTACCCAATTATATCTTTCCACTCTTCCATATACAGCAATTTTTCCACTGCCTCCTAAAAAGGCAGGTCATCCACATCTTCGGCGACCGGCAAATCTGCAACCTGGTCGGGAGTGGGTTCCGAGGGACGGAACACCACAGCCTTACCTCGGCCTACATACGTCCGCTTGTCCTTGCGTTCGCGCTCCTCTTTCGACTGCCGGATGAACACGCAGTGCGTATTCTCGTACTGGTCAACCTCGCGGAGCTCAGATACGCAAATGCCGATGTACTTCTTGCCGTTTTCGGCAACAAAAATCTTGTCCTTGGGAATGTCGCTGACACACAGCGACACGTTAATCAGTTCTGCCATTGTTTATTGCTTTTTGAATGTGGTTTTGATGGTCGTTTTGCTACTACGGGCTGGAGGGAAAAGAACCTCGCCCGTATCAGGGTCTGCCATTCCGGTACGCGGTAGTTTTTTCAGCATCTCCTCGCGCTCCTTGATGTCGGCTTTCAGGGCTTCCAGCGTCTTGTACATGTCGTTCAGCCGGCTGTCGCCGCACATAGAGTAGTCGTACTTCACGCCCGATTCGGCCTCCTCCAGCCGGCAGTCGCCGAACTGGTGCGACTTGCCGTATTTGGCAAGCTCCCGCAGCGTGATGTCGCGCACGTCGGTGTTCTCCTTGAAGAGCTTGATGGCGGCCTCCATACGGCTGATATTGATGTGAGCCGTGATCGGGTCTACCTCACCCTCCATGACCGAGGAGACAGCCCGCGCGGCCAGCTCGGCGGCGGGCGTCGATTCCCGCAGCAACATTACCTGTGCTTCCATATCACTTTGCATTTTTGCGTGCCTGACGATATGATTCGAAGAGCGCCGAGAAGCGATCCACGACTTCGGCATCGGCGTCGCGGTATTTCAGCAGGCGTGCCCCTGCGTCAAAATCTGCGGCATAGTTGTCAGTCGTGAGGAACCCGTACATCCATTTCAGCAGCTGATCGCAGGTGATAGGGTCATCCAGGTGTTCCATAGTAATTCGTTTGCGGGCAGGTGCCGGAGCGTTGGCCGGGGTCTCAGTGGATTGTACAGTTTTTGCACTTTGCGCAGCTACCCGGTTGGTATTCTCGGTTCGCCGCTCGTCCGTGTCTGCATCTTTTGTATCGTCGATGCAAAACAACCCGTTAAGGGCATATTTGCGAGCGTAGCTCGACGCTGTACCGGTGATTTGTGCCCCATCCATCCCTTTCTTGTCGAAATCTTCACGGGCAAAAGCGGTGGCCGTCGCCGATTCTCCGGAGGCGTTGGTGATGCGCGCCGTGGCTTTCACGTAGTAGCGATCGCCGACATTGACAATGTCATCGCAAAGGTTCAACGCGCATTCATGCGCTTTGAGCAGCGGTTTGACTGCTTCGAGAATATCCTCGCAGCTCCGATACTTGTATTTCCCGAAACTGTTATACTGCCCCTTAGGGGCTTTCAGTTCCGACTGGATAGCGATTAACTCTTTCATAAGCCTACTCGTATTTAATAGTTATCACGGCTTTGCTCCGGTCGATGCCGATGCCCCCTTCACGCACAACCTTATGGATTTCTTTATCCGCAAGACGTCGTGAGTACTTCGCGCTAAAGATGGTAATGTTGCCAATGGCAACTTCAATGATTGTCCTCATTGTTATAAATTGTTTCGTTTTGCGTAATTTTTCAACCGGGCCATATGCCCTGGCCATATCCGGCCGTCAATATCGGTGACATTAATAACCTCGATGCTGTCTTCGCACCCGGTTTGCACCTCCTCGAAACATCCGGCGAAGACGTCGTATCAGCGTTCATAAACAGGCATATAGTGATGCCTCGCCTGAATGTCGTAGATTTTGTATGCAACCGTATAGACCCGGCCGTCTTCATCACCACGACGATCTTTCCTGATAGCCTCCCGGAAAGCATGGTATATCAGCTTCAGGTCTATGTCGACCAGCCTTGAGGCAACCTCCGAGAATTTATCCCGATCACCGTTGATGTGCTTGCTGGGAATGTCCTGGTACTCTTCCAGTGCAAGCACAGGGGTTGACGTTGCCGTCGTGTAATATTGTGTGTCCATGGACTATCGTATTTCAACCCGGTAAATACGGGGCTTGTTCTCGTTCTTCAATGCTCGGTAGATGGCCTTGGACTGTATCCGGACAACCTTTCTCCGCAGGCGGTATTGGGCTTGCCAAAGTGCGCCTTTTATCATCGTCCACACGCATTTAACCGTGATTACCGTAAACTCATTCATGGCTTTCGAATATTGAGGTTAGCAATTTTCCAATCTCCTTTGCGCGGTGCTGATTGGATAGCACCCAGCCGAATACCACGGCAATCGGCGCAATGAACGCCAACAAGGTGATAAGATGTGCCATAGCGGCCTATTTTAACGGTTGGACTTGGAGGGGAATACCCGGCTTACGAGTATGGTGCCGACAACGACAGCATACGCGGGATAGAGCACGCGGAACTGAGCAAGGAAACAGCCTAAAGCATGCACCTCGCACGTGGCGCGGATAACGTTGGTGTAATCGACCCTATCAGATGAAAATAGGGGTTTGTTGGCCTTCAGATGGCAACGGTAGAATGCGGTGCGGCTTTTCTTCGCGCGCGGTGTGGTCTGGGTGTTATTTACCCGGGTACCACTTGTGTTGTTCTGTCGCATTTGTTGAACACAAGTTAGGTTAATGTATGGTATAAAAAGAGGGCGTGCCCCCTAATTCTTGCGACAGAACCACAACTACGTAGCGTAGAAGTGCAACGGGAACACGCCCAAAAGACGTTCGTATATTTCTAATGACTACGTAAAGTAGTTCTGTCGCAACAGCAAAGATAGAAAATCATTTCGAATCTGCAAAATTATTTGCCATCGGCATCGAAAAAAGGTATCGACGGCTTCTCCTTACGGGCGATTCGGTACATCATTTCAGCCTTTGCGCCGTTGATGATCTTACCCGCAATGTTAGCAATCTCCGATGCCTCTTTGATCTCGATCTCTCGTGCCCGAAGCTCTGCATACACGCGGCCCAAATCGGCCGTCAATTCCCGGATGTTCTTAATCTCTTTCATCGTTTTGTTGTTTTTTGATTTCTCGGTATAACTTTAGTTGAATACGTTTGTAGTCGATTGTTTCTGGGGTTACGGGGAGGTTGCGTTGTTTTAGTTGACGCCTTAAATAACCGTCAGACAATATCTCGCGCTTATATCGGCGTGTTTCCCGCACCTTTTCGGGATTAGCGGCCTGCCACTTGCGGGAATATTTCTTGTACCTTTCGGAATTCTCAGCATAATGCTTACGGCCATATTCCAATATTTTTTCGTGGTTATCAGCACGATACTTGCGGTCATACTCCCGCACCTTTTCGGGATTATCAACTCGCCACTTGCGGGTGCGTTCCAGTACCTTTTCGTGGTTATCAGCACGATACTTACAGGCGTGTTCTCGTTTGCAATGTTTGCAAGTATGGCTATGACCTAATACGCATTCCTTATTCTTCGCAAACTCTTCCAACGGCTTTTCCTGCCCGCATTTGCGGCAGACGCGGGTAATGTCATCCATAATTTCTTACTTTTAGGGGTTATTCGTAGATAGGACGCCAGCCGACAATACTACTATGGCGGTAATACTATTGCGACGCAGGGAGGATTAGAACAGCCGCCCCTGAACATTATCATCCGGACGCCTCACAGCATCCGCCCACCGCTCGTGTACGAACATCTTTTCTACGCGTTTTATCGTTTTTGATGATGAATAGGTGCATGCTTTGTCAATACTCGCAAAGCATATAAAGTCGTCCGGCATGGAATATTCCGAAACGAACACCGGGAATTCCATGCTGCGCAGCCATCTATAAAATCGTTCATGGTCGAAATCGTCGATATACCCCGACGTGTTAGCATACGGCGGGTCGCAGTATACCGTCGCGCCCGGCGGTATAGCAACATCGCTGTAATCCTTTCGGGACAGTTTCAGTCTTTCCAGACTTTGCAGACTTTCCAGTCTTTCCAGACTTTGCAGTCTTTGCAGTCTTTCCAGACTTTGCAGTCTTTGCAGACTTTCCAGACTTTGCAGTCTTTCCAGTCTTTCCAGACTTTGCAGACTTTCCAGACTTTGCAGTCTTTCCAGTCTTTCCAGACTTTGCAGACTTTGCAGACTTTCGTTTAAGGGCGCCCACGGAATAGTTAACGCCGGTAAAATTTCTTGCAACTTCTCGTATTGCTCTGAGGTTGGCAACGCCCATTGAGATTCGCTAAAATAATGCTTACCCATATAATTCCCGAGGTGTCGGTCGACATCTTTTTGCGTAAGACCGGATAATTTCAGGGCGTTCTGTAAATATTTTCGCAAATACGCTGATTTAACCCGAAAAACATCTGTATGTATCGCCTTTGTATTCAATGTGCCGTCCGCATTGTATTGAGGTGCCACGTCGCACGCTGCGCACAACTTCAGCACCTTTTGCGTCAGCTCTCCTATTTTATCACGGACTTTTGCAAATTCCCGGACAAATCCTTTCCATGCCAACCGCGCGCTCGTGGGCGTTCCCGCGGAAAATATCGCGTGCATGTGTTTTTTGAACCGCTCAACCTCCGGAGCATACATATATGTCTTCATATTATTCCCAAAGCTCCAGCAAAGACGCACGTAGGGGTCGTCATCTTTGAGACGGAGGAAATCCTCCCGACTGATCCATCGACATTCATTCCGGTATTTCCCATCGATGGCATCACGGAAGACTTGGGGATATTCCGTAATATCGTTTGCAATGAAACGTCCGAATTTACCAGACAATATGGCAGCGTGAGTTACCGCACATCCTCCGGCGAACAAATCCACGAACGTATGCGACGCGGGAAGATTCGAAATAACCCATTTCGCAATACTATTCTTAGAACCCTTATAAGGTAATCCGTAATTCATAACTAATCTAAATTCAATGCCATCCTCCGCGACCTCTCGGCATTCTTGAGGTAGCGTGTTTTGTACTTCTCATTGGCCTTGTCGGGTGTAACCCAAAGCACCGTGTTGTTGTCGAGCCGTAAAGGCACCAGTCCTTTGTCTTTGAGCTCTTGAAGATATTTATTCATGGTCGTTTGATTGTATCCAAAAGAAGCGGGGGCTTCTTACTGCCCCCGCGGTGGCGGCGTTACTGTGCTTCGCGCCGCCGATTTGCGTTCTTTATCTCCCGTTTCGTGGGCTTAGCCCGCCTCGGCCTTGCTACTTCCTTCACGCAGCCTCGGATTGTCGAGGGATATACCCTCTGTCAGCTTCCGTTGTGACAGACGCCCAAGCGCCCGATCAAACTCACAACATTAGGGTTAGAACCCCGTTGAGCTACCCGGATTCGAACCGGGAGTACCGCCTCCAAAGGGCGGTGTGTTAACCATTACACCATAGCTCAATAAATGCCGCCGACATCTCCACTCACCCACGCCACCGCGTAGGGCTTTAATGCCGACGGCACACCATCCGCGTGCTTCACAGCAGGCCAATGGCAAATACCAAACTTAAAATGCGATTTGCGGATTATTGGCAGGAATCCGCTACCTGTGGCATATAGTACTCGTTAAACTGTGTCGGCCGTCCGTCTTCCGTAACGGCCTTCTGTTTGTTCGAGCAAATGGAATATCCCATTTTCCGGAGCCGACTGATGATCCGGCGCAGCTCCGTTGTGTGATACAGCCTCTCAGCCTTGCGAACAGTCAGCCTGCCGCCGGCCTTGAGATAGGCCAGAATTTTATTTTGAGGATCGTGTTTCATGGCCTTTGATGTATTTGCCGCTTTTTCCTCGGATACGGTCGAATTTCCTGAGCCTGCCTTCCAGTTCGTCGATGCGCTTGTACAGGGTATCACGTGCTTGAGTGAGCGCCAATACCTCGTGTTCCCGCTCGATAAGGCGTCCATCCGCTTCATTGCGCTCGCAAAGGCATGTAGCAAGCCGCACCTCCAGGTCTTCGATCCGTTTCCACATTTTCCACCTGGGCGTCAGGTCGAAGCATAGAAATCTCCTCTTCCTCAAAGTGTTCTTCTCCATAGTATAATTGTTTTAAGGTGTTGCAAATAAGCCGCGCGCACTGTAACTTTAAACTCCATTTCAAAACTGCGCCACCGAAAAGCGCACGCGGGCAAGATGCAGACCTCGCGCCTAAAATGAAATAACCCACTGCTGAAAGAACGGTGCGCAAGGCCTGCCATAGAGCCTGGATAGGCGGTCAAGCCACACCAGGCATAATAATGCTTGATTTATCCCGGTGGTTCTCGCCGCTCATATCATCGCAGCTCGAAGCCTATGCCAGTCTTTCGCGCATTCGGCTATTTGCTTTTGCGGGGCTATCACTTTGAGCCTTGCCCACGGCCCGCCGATGACGCTATTATCGGCCTAACGGATCGCTTTTGCCTTGCAGCGGGGTTAGTGCCAGCAATCAAACCCCTCACCTATGCGGTGGCTATCTTGTAAGTGCGGCAGGATTCGAACCTGCAACCTGCGCCCGGAAATGCGAGGTATTTCAACCTTTGTGCTTCTATTTCGCATCCCTGCACCGCTCTACCTTTGAGCTACACACCTCGTGATGCTATTCCTTTTTGATGTGAAGCCGCTCGACCGGAATGCCTTTCATCTTGGCGATTTCATCCATCGTCACTTCGACAATCTCAGATTCAGGATCAGGTTCATAAACAAGACGAAAACCTAATCTGTAAAGCTCGTCGCAAGTGTAATTGAAAGTCGCATTGTCGTTCTCTATCTTGCACACGACCAATTCTCCAGCACGGAAAATCACCTCCCAAATGTTTGATCCGCTCACAAGCTTATCCCCTACCTGCCAATCCTTGAAAGATTCGGCCTCTTCTTTCGTCGAAGGCCTGATACAAAGATTTGAAACGTCGTTTTTGGTGAGTGCCACCTCGCTACCATCCCCGATGTGCCAACTGTATTTGAAGCCTAATTTGTCTTCGCAACTGGATCCATTACTCACATCTTGGCATAGATAAATACTCCCTTTCTCTACCTGAATACGCCCTTCAACTGGGATGTTGTGGATATTGGCTTTGAATTTCTTACCTTTGCATTGCAGTAAATTTTCCATACTATTTTATTTTTGGTTTATAAGTTTAGTTCTCTATTAACTCTTCCACCCGGAACTCCCGGCCACGGCGCGGGCTTCTTAATCTGCGGCACCGACCTTCCACGTCTTGTGCATGGTAGCGATCAGGTCTATATACCCTTTGTATTCCTCCATCTGCTCGGGACTATAGCCTTCGGCCTCGCCAATTTTTCGGAAATG